CGCGAGCGACTCCTTCACCTTCTGCAGCGTAAGCATAAGAGCAGGCTCCTGCTGGGTTATCTGGGCTGGCGTATAAAAAGATGGCACATTAGGAAACGTACCATTCGGTGTTAAGTTTGAACCAAAAAATATACCGCCCTTGATCGAATCCGCACCAAGAGGATTGTTGTTAATTAGATTAGCCATTTATTCTCTTTCTTATCTCGTAACCGTTTACTTGCGTTATTTGGTACTGCTGAATTACATTGCCGTTGAAATTACCGCTCGAGTCTATAGTAATACCGTTGCTGTCGTATATTTCATACACACCGGTGGTCATGTCCCTCGCAACGTCATTCATCAAAAATGATAGCGCGCTCGAAGTTTGCGTTGATTGGTTCTGGTAAGACAGCAGTATCGTCAATTGGTTAAAGCTCGTTTCTCTCGGGTATATCTTAAGCACGTCACCGACACCAACTGCCTGAACGGGCGAATCATACCCTACAGTGTCGGGACTCATAACGATATTAAAGTTCTTCGAGACGTCTGTGAAATTAAACTCGCTTTCGTTTATCACCTTCACTTGCTTCAACACGGTTTGCGAAGAGTCCCACACTTCGACAACAGAGCCTATCAGCCTGCCCGACTGCAAACCATTCTGCTCAAAGTTCCACAATAGTCCAAGACCATCTGTCTTGTTGCACTCGTAGACGGTTCTCCTCTTGTATGTAGGAACTATGTTATCAGGATCCGTACTATTAACATCATCGTTCAAATTGTTAGTGTCATACTGACCCCTGCTATCCACGGCGATAACGGAAGTCGTAAAGAACTTAGGCGTTATGGTAAAGTAGTAATCGCCGTAGTATTTTTTCAGAGTGCTGCCGTTGTTCGCTGCTATAGCCGTCGCGTCAGTCAGCACCACATTTAACAAACCAGAAGGCACCCTTATTAACTGTATGCCATTTGCTACGTTGGTCAAATAGTTATTGGTCGTGTTCACTATCATATTCCTCGTCCTTATGAGGTCTATAATCGTGAAATCGTAATAACCCTCCACGAGAAATGTAGGCACGTCGTATACAGACAACCCCACGTAATCAGTATCGGTAAAGGAGGTGTTCGCCGTAATTCCATTAGCTACGGTAGAGTCCCTGTTTACAGTCTCGTTAAGCGGGTCGTTGTTGTAGCCGACCGGCCTCGTGCCGGTAAAACTAAACGTCTTCCCGGTTATCATCTGGCTCTCTTCCTTCGGTACGTAAAACAACTGTTGCTTAGTAGGATTTATAGCATAGTTATTGTCAACGGTGTTGTCTGTTATGATGTACTTAAGTAATTGATTCTGCATTTTTGTTATTTTGAAAAGAATGAATCCCTGGCATAGTAAGGGCTCGCGTTGAGCTCCCTCAATTGACTCTGCGCGTCTTGCACCAGCTGGAATTTATAAGTCAGATTAGAGGATATTGTGAAGTTAGGTTTCACGTTCCTCGTTATCACCTCGTATGTCTGCTCCGGGAAAAAGAAGGAAGTGTCGATGAAAAAGTACATCTTCTCCCTGTACGTACTAACCGGCATCCAAGGTATCATCTCGAAGCCATCCATAGTGACCACTTTGAACTGATAATCAGTGTCTACTATATTGCCAGAACCTCTTATCTGCGAAACGACTTCGAACGGCATTATGTCACCCTGCCTAACGATGTTGTGTGAGTATGGAGTGGCCGGATAGAAGAACAGATTCGCCAGGTTAGGGCCAGTGGACAGCTTGTTCTGCGGCTGTACCTGTATAGTCTGCTTGTAGTAGTCAACGCCACCAATCTGCCATGTCAATATGACGTACTCCTTCTTGTTAGAGTACATTGGCTCGGCAGGTATTACTTCTACGTAATAAACACCAGTTGAAACCTTGGTGGAGGATAGATTAACGATCGTATTGCTGTTAAGTATTGCGGTTGCTGTTATGACGCCAGAGAAGTCCATGCCGTTCTCATTCACAAAGAATATCTTATTAGACAACCCAGCAGTCATATTAAAGCACCCATCTATAATCTCGTCATTTATAAAAAACTCTACATAAGGCTGGAAAACCGTCCTCGTATACTTGCTGTATATGAACTTGGCTTGCACGTTTGCTGCATAAGCGTGATCCGTTATGTTTAAGGAAAAATTAGGCGAATCGTTTAACGACACAGCCTGAGCAAAAGCGGCGCTAACGTCGAAAACAAAATCCTCATGGAAACTGTTGGGGAAGTAATCCGTTATCTTCTGGAAGGTAGTGAAGTCCCAAGCGATACCGTCCTGACTGAAACCCCAGTTTGAGGTTTCGGAGATCGCAGTTGGTTGTAGGAAAGACCAGCCGTCACCCTCGCTGAAATCGTTGTAAAATAAATTTAATGTAACATTCTTCAGCGCAGCAAGGCTGTTGTACAACGCGCCAGCATCGAAAAGCTTCAAGTTAGCCGTAAAGCTATAGTCAGTCAGCTTACTGCTCAGCCAAGCCGGTATGTCGAAACCGAACAGTAAACGACTCTGGCCGGCACCGTCCTGCATCTCCATTATCGAGCTCTGGCCAGTATTGATGCTGGTAGACCATGCAACGTCTGATACGCCATCTGACTGCGTATACTTAAATATGGTATTGTTTTTGCACGGATATAGCCTGTAATACATTTAACTCTTTATCCTTAAATATAAATAAAAAGTTATGTTTTTAGAATTAGTATATTCTTATTTCCATCTCATCCGTAGTGGAAAGGGAGAAATTCCTATTTGTATATACTACCGTGTTGTTTGAACCGTTGTAAGTGAAGTCCAAAGAGATCAGTTGCTTCTGGCCATTTATGAACATCTCAAGCTTAGATGAGTCAACCGGAGCGACAGTCAAAGCGAAAACCGTCTGGTTATTGGTAGGCGTGAATGTGTTGATAGTCAACTTGTTAGACATGTCGAGCTCGATTTCTTTAAACTCAAATTGGCCGTTGCCGACATTGAACGCAAACAACGCAACGCAGTTCTTGTAACCATCTACTATCGTAAACAATACATCGCCTGAGGCGTCCAGTATTTGTATAGTGTTGTTAGATCCAGACCCGACATATTTCAACCTAAAAACCGCGTTGGCCTGCACTATCTGGTTATCCAACGTAATAGAGATATTGTTATGGCTGTTCGTGAAATTTATAATCTGATCGGTCTTATCCCTATAGGCGAGTAGGCCGAAGCTTCCAGAATTAACATTTAGATTCGAGCCGGCGAGGCCAACGCTTAAATTCCTGTCAATTGCTACGTTACTCAAGTTGAAACCCATGGTGGTCAAATCCTGTTGTATATTGTCTATCGTGCAATTACTGGCATTGCTAACAGTCACGTTAGAAGAGTTGCTTATCTTTAGATTAGAGCACGTGTCCAACACGGCTATGGAATTGTTCTCAACAACGACGTAAGAGGTGTTTGTGGCTTGCACACGGCTGTTGTTTATAACGCTGATGTTACTGCTACCGCTGAACGTTGAATACAGCACGCTGTTCAATATGTAAATGCTGTTCGCGGCGTACTCGTAGCTCAGCACCTTGTTGTTCGCCACATCTATCGAAACATAAGCCTGATTAGCGTTAAGCTGCCCCCTCGGATGCTTGTCGTTGTTCGTCTTAGCAAACAGCCTCATCGTATAGGTGGCATCTTGAAAAAGCAGATTCGTAGAATCCGTCACGTCGTACCACTGGAGTTCAGTAAGCCCAGCCACTGAAGCCATGGCTTTGTATTGCAAATAACTTACCGCTATAGCAGTTGACGGACTCGAAGAGGACCCGGAAGAAGGATTGCAATTCACCCTGAGCGTATCTATGGCAACCTTGAAGGCAACTATGGCGAGCTTGGCCTCGTTGTTGGATGAGAACGGCAGGGAGTACTCGGTTGAGTTGTCCTGCATGGATATGTTAAGGCTCGAGCCGTTGACAGAACTCTTCTGGTAGTTACACACATTTAAAGTATAGGCAACAGCACCTGTCGTATCAAGCACCCTAATAGTACGGTCGTTGCTACCATAAGCGGCGATAAATGTATTGTAAGCAAACATTTTTATTTTTTAAATATTAGGCGAAGTCTTCCTGGTTAACCAACGTATAAGAAAAAGAGCTGTAGCCGTACTTCGCAGACAACGCCTTTAAATCCTGCATCAGGTCCTCGTGCGGCCCGCTAAAGCGCCAGACCTGGCAGCCGGCGGACCAAGGGCCTATCACGTTCGTGTCGTTTATAGAACCGTGGTGCAAATCAATCCCGAAGTACCCCGACTCTATCGTTTTAGGATCGCAAGTAAGTATGGTGTCCTTATTATTGTCCCTGTAGACCTTTACAGGCCCATCATTCTGACATAACGCGAACTGCTTGCCTTTATGCATCCCGAGCTCCCATGTGTCAAAATACTGGCCCGGAACGAGAATCGCAGTCCCAGTAGTGCCCGCGATCGGATTCTGCAGGTAGGTGAAGCCCGGGTGGGTCGTAATCGTATAGCTGTGAGACACCTCCTGGCCGCCATCCGTCCACCACACCCAACACAGGTCGTTGAATGAATCATCGGCGTCCGGCGAAGCGTTCCTTATGCCGACTATGTTAGGCTTGCCGTCCGTAAATGTTTTATAAGATTTCGAGACCAATAGCGTCTTGACGTCGTCAAGTGTTATATCTTGTAAGTTCTTCATTACAGTTTTAAATATTAAAATAGGACATAAAAAAAGCACCAGAGGTGCCATAAATTATTTCACGAAGTTCGGTTGGCCAGGCTTAGCCTTCCACATAAGCCGGCGCCATCCAGACGGTATGTAATGGCTGAATCCCTGTGCGTCAAATATTCTGTGGCCGCCGCTTGCGCTAACGTGCAACCTCAAAGGCTTTTCTATCCTGACGAGATTCATCGCCTCGAACTCATACACCCTGAAATCCTCGGATGATATATCCGTAAACACCAAATCAGTTCCATTTATAAAACCGCTTTCCTCTAACATTCATTTACTTTGCATGAATATATGCAAAACAAGAATGCAGGAAAAACGCCCGACAGAGGCATCATCCTGCATTCTAATAAAATGACTCACTCGCTGGCCGTGTATCATGATTGACCAAGCGCGATAACTGTTAATTCAGTTCTGTGTAGTTGCGCATCGTGGAGAGGCTCATTGAGTTCTATTATGATTTATATACTTACCTACCGAGAAAACTAATCATTTTCTTAAGCGCACTAATCCTATGGCTGTACAGGGCTTTTTCGCTCACGTCCATTTCAGAGAAGGTCTTATCGGCGCCATCAGGTATAAAAATTGGATCGTAGCCAAAGCCGGTGCCGTGTCGTTCTTCGGTTATGGTGCCGAAACAATCGCCTTCGAATGAATACTGAACACCATTAACCAGCAGTATCATGCACGTCCTGAAATAGGCCCTCCTGTTAGCCTTTCCTTGCATTTCTGAAAGCATCTTGTCGATATTCTGCTGGTACGTGGCCTTTTCGCCGGCATACCTTGCCGCCTTAACGCCGGGTTTGCCGTACAATGCGTCAACGAAGAAGCCGGTGTCTTCGCTAAAGCAGTTATTGCCGGTCATGTTGTAGATAGTCTTCGCCTTGATAAAAGCGTTTTCCTGTATTGTGTCGTACGGTTCCGGGATGTCTATGTCGATGTTGGCCTGCTTGAGCGTTATCACGTCGAACGTGTCGCCCAAGTATGAAACAACTTCCCTTATCTTGTCCTGGTTGTTCGTGGCGAATATCAGAGACGGCTTGTCCATTACTTTTCAATTTGATACGAATATACAAGCGATTCCCCAAAGCATACGTAAAAAAAAGAAACCATCCCTCGTGAGGATGGTCGGACCTGGGATGCTATCCCAGGCGGGGTGAGTTGAAAATCGCACTTTAATAATACGGGAACGGTGCTAACCTTTCGGCCCTACCTTCAGACGCACGGAGCGTTGTATTATTTAAACTCTGTTGCGGGTATGGGATTCGAACGCCATGACCTCCAGGAAATGAACCTGGCGAGCTACCACTGCTCTAACCTGCATATTATTTCTCAGTTGTGCAAACCTTGTAATCTACAAGAGCTCTTATCAATTTTTTTCCATAAATCTCCGCAAGCTGCTCCTCTAAGTCAAAAGTATTTAATCCATAAAGATCCTGTATTATTTCAGGATCGTAATTGAATGTTATTACCGCCTCTTTCCTCGGTGAAAAACCATCGCCGACATAAAATAAATCGCTCACAACAACACTGGTTACTTCCATTCAAAAAATTCGTTGGTTAGCTGGCCCAATGAACAAGGCCTTATAGGTTACAAACCAAAGGTACTTTACCATTTGAAAAAAGTAGCGTATAGTGGAATCGAACCACCTCCGAAGCTTTATGAGAGCTTTGTACTTGCCATTATACGAATACGCCATGTATAATATTATATACTGCTGTTGAGATAATTGGCAACCTGATCAAGCGTCTTTAAGTACTTGCCGCCATTGCTTTCGACCATCACGCCAACCTTGTCGAGGCTCTTGGCCTGTCCCTTGTCGAAGGCCAACCCCTGATCGAATCCAATGAAACAAAACACGGTCTTTTCAGGCCTCTTATTCGAATCATCAACTACTTCAGCTATCGAATAAACGCCTGTCATCTTAGGCGTTATCACATACAAACACTTGTCACAAGTTTCTCGCTCTGCCAACTCCTGTTGGTAAGCCTCCTCCGTCCAGTCTGGTACTACTGGATTAAAGTAATCTACTTCCAACTTCTTAATCAAATCATCTCTCCATGTAGAATTGTTACATGTTCCGCCCAAAAATATTCTTGCCATTAAATCTTTTAAATTATCCCCTCTGGTATATTCATCTGCTTAAACCAGAACTGACCCATTTCAGTATTGCGATTGAACTTGGCCATATCGTAATCCTCGTCACCAACCATACCGAAGTCTGCAACAGTGCTAAGCTCGTTAATGAGACTTGTTATGTCATTATCGTTCGGCTCGTCCTCATACACACAAGTGTGCTTTACGATTATGTTCCTGCCGTCTTCCACAGGCCCGTTATCCTTATAACAAAGCACCATCCAATTAGCTATCATCTGTTCAGTCCCTCCATGTCTACAAATATATCAAGTAAGTTCATAAGTCGATCTTTCGCCTTCTCTTTTGTTTCATCCTCAGCAATGACGTAAGGCCTTCTTGCGAGGAAAACAGTGTAGTGGCCGGATACCGGATCCTGCACGTACACTATGCCATCCTCCTCGGTATAACCCTTGTATTTTTCCATTACCTCTCCCAGTATTTATCCCAATATAAGTAATCTATTACAGCTTTCCAATTCCTATACTTCTCAGACCCGAAAAGTATCTGCTCACCCTCGAAACCAGGCCACTTTATGTCGTCAATGAGGTAATCACCCTTCAATAAAGACTTATCCGGGCAAAGTATCAGCTTCTTGCAAAAATTGATGCCTAAGTGCTTCTCCACCCAAACCCTCTTCTCGGTGTAGCACAGCGGATTCATGTAGGACGGCCTGGTGAGTATCCAGACGTCATACACCTCGCGCAACGTGTGCATGCTTGATATTGCGTCGTCTATCGGCTCGAGGTCCGTAAAGAAGCCGTATTGCGACTGGGGGTAGCGTATAGACGGGTTCTTTTGCATCATCTCCTGGTACCTCTGCATAAACTTGCAGAGTGTGTCATCCATGTCCACGTAAATTCGCCTCATATATTAATTTTTATCATCCCTCGAAAGGTAAGTGCCATAATCCGGAAGGAAAGGCTCATAATCCTGGTCCATCAGCTTCGATGTTAGAATAAAATCGGCAGTAGACCTGCAGCACGCTATCGGTATGTTCCACAGAACGCCAAGCCTAAGCAGCGCCTTAACATCGCTATCATGCGGCTGAGCCTCGAGAGGATCCCAGAAGAAGATAAGCATGTCGAGGTTTCCCTCTGCGATCATAGATCCTATCTGCTGGTCGCCACCGTAAGGCCCGCTCATTAGCTTTACAACCTCTATGCCGAGATTATCCTCGAGCAGCTTGCCAGTAGTGCCAGTGGCATATATTTCGTGCTTAGAAAGCGTCGTCTTGTTGAAGACCGCCCAGTCGACCAGGTCGGCTTTCTTGTTGTCGTGTGCTACGAGGGCTATCCTCTTGGTAGATTTTATTGTTCTCGCTTCCATTTATAACACAATATTATAGATAATCCACGGAACGTAAAAATATTTACTCGGCCACAGCCATGTACCCAGAATTCCTTAGGTAGTGGCCTATGTCCACCCTAACCACATCACCAGCCTTAACTATGTATGTAGTCACGCTCACTATCTCGCCGTTAACTGATACGTCGCCATTCGTTATTGCGTTCATAGCTTGGGCCGAAGTGCTCTTGTAGACCTTAGACACGAACGTGATAAAGTCGGCGACAGCTATCTTCATGGTTTTTTCGTTCGGCTGCACGAGCAATTTTTTGTTTTTATCGAAGCTGTCCTTCTTAACAGCGTTAATAAGATCTTTGTGTTTGCCCATTATTCGTTTGTTGAAACATAATTAATATTTTTTAAGACTATCTCAACCTCCCAGGTGCCTTCAGATATTACGTCATTCTGGACTGACGCGACTATAGTACTCATACCTCCGGACGGCAGGCCGGACACCAAGCCGTTAGACATGTCGAAATAGGAAATCTTGTTGTCGAGGTTTGACTTCAAGCCAGTGGTGTTGTTGATTCCTTCCGTACCGGTCCCGTTTGATATGCCGAGGTTGATGACAGCCCCTGGATCTCCAGCCATGTTCTGCTGGCTTATTATAACCCTCTCGATGTAGAAGCCGCCAGGCACCATCATATAAGGCAACGTTATGGCTCCTATGCCACCTGCGCCATCATCACCGCTAAAGCTTAAGCCAAACTGGTAATTGATCGTGTTAACTATGAACCTCGCAACGCCCCAAATTATTCCGTCTACAGATGCCGGATAAACAGTAAAAGCATCAATAAACACATTGTTCAGAGTAGAAGAAGTGGTGGTAAAGTTGCCAAACTCTCCATCCCTCATGTACAAAAAGTTTATGTAAGATTCCGTCAAATTCAAAGAGCCAATAGAAGAGCCGTCAAGGTTCACGTTGTTCATCTCAGAACTGTTTAACGTGTTCGAACCCAAGTAAGAATTATTAACGAAGACACACCCGTTTACAGTGCTACTCGTCAGATTATTATTAGTCCAAATAGAGGTGTTCGACAATAAAACGTCCTCAAAAGCACCAGAAGTAATCGTGCTGTCGCTAATTGAGGACTCGTTGAACATATCAAGGTTTAAAACAGAAGCATTGGCAAAAGTAACACTCGACATATAGCTCGCGTTGTTCAAATGCAAATTATAAACCTCAGAGCCTGTTATCGTTATCCCCGTTATGTAGCAAAAATTCTCTATGTTCGCCACGCCGAATATGGAGTCGGCGTCGAGGTATAGGCCAGAAACGTAGCTGTAGTTTGTCATGTTCAAGTTCTGGATCGAGCCAAGCACGTTCAAACAATCTATGTAAGAGTTCTCTATGAAGCAATCAGAAACTACCTGCTCGAAATTCGAATAGTAACCCCATTTGAACACGGCTATAGAACGAGTTCCTTCCTCGAACCACTCATTGGAGACGTAATCGCATGCGACATAATTGTTCACGTTTACGTCAAACCTTGATGTAATGAAATCAAACTGAAAAGAATAAGTTATCTGGTCCCAAACCGTATTGTAGAAAGATTGGTCGTTGACTACCGTCCAGTTATCATCAAGGTTAAAGCGGTCTATAGAGCTGCCTGTCTCGCCGTTGCTGCTCACCCAAACCTTGCCGCCCCATATCGCGTACATGCCGGTCTCGTATGAGTTGCCTGGATCCCACATCGAATACGATGAATACAAAGGGTTCTGGAACTGTCCGAAGCCGGACTGCGCCATGTATGAAGCCGTAATAGCTTGCAGTATTATCGTCGTGCCTCCGTATAAACCGACGTCGACGCCACTAATAACGTAGTAAGTGCCTGGCGATAAAGAAGAAGTACTTATGAGAGTTGTAATGTCCGCGAGAGCGATTTCTACTATGCCTCCACCACCGCCAATTTCTATGGCCTCCTGCTGCGGTATTGAAAGCTTTATTCTCGGATCTAACACGAGCGGCCTATTAGCATTTTTGACCTGTTGTAAGTATATGTTTAGATCGTGTAGATTCATTCAGGGCTGTTTGGTTTTTAAATATTCGTATAAAAAATATCATAGAAAACCAAACAAACACTAATCGAAAATTAAATTCGGAGGAGAGGAAGGGATTCGAACCCTTGTGCCAGTTTGACCCGACAACACGCTTTCCAGGCGAGCCCCATCAACCACTCGGGCACCTCTCCTTATTTGCTGCTTACAGCTTCTTTCATTATCTTTTCCACAATGCTCTCACCTATCTGACCCCTGCTGGCATGATCCGCACTGAAACCAAACGAGAACATCTTCTTGAACATTTCCCTCGACTTCGGGTCCAACGTCACTGGCTCGGGAGCGATTTTTTCCATGCCGTGCTGGTCTATGTACAAAGGATTCTTGACCCAAATCAAGGACCTGCCGAGATCGCCGTCCGTAGACAAAAGTATGTCGAAGTTCGTGTAGTTCGCGTTGAACTTCAAGCCAAAAACAGGGTAGGTATAAGCCTTGTTCGTCTTCTTGCCTATGAAGGTTATGGGCGTACCCTTGAACTCCTTATTCCAGCTCGCCTCGAAGCCTCTTTTCGCAAGGCTGTTGACGTTTGCCATTTTGTCGGCACGATTCTTAAAATCCTTGTTGTCGCCCGCAAGCATCTGCGCAAAGGGGAAGTTTTCAGTGCTGTCCATAGCTTTCGCGTAAGATGTAGTGTTCAACTCGTCTAATTTGTTCGCTTTCATTCAAAATTTATATAACTTTAAATAGTAAGTCAAAACTTTTCCTGCCCTTCTGCAACACGAGAAACTTTATCTTTGAACCTTCAACATCAAACCAGCAATCTTCCGACACGACGAACTTCTCCGTCAGCATCTTGCCCGACACCTTCAGGCCGTTGTTCTTCATCATCCTGCGTATGTCGCCCTTGGACTCCATGAAGCCTATGTTGACGATGCATTCGAACAACGAACCTTCAACTAAAAGCCTATCGAAGAACTTTATAGTCCCGATGCTGAGGCACCACAGCAGCTTGTGGAAGGCCTCGACGCCTATGTTTGTAGGCTTCTGCAGAAACTCATTAACCCTATCGAGCGGCATAGGCTCGTCGAATATACCTACCATAAAATATTTTTATAACATAAATAAGTGGGATTCGTAGAACGATCAACTCATAAATTATTTTTTGTAAAGCTTACCAAGCCTCTTAAACATCTTCATGATGTCATCCTTGTTGTCAAAAAAGTCTTGCGCCCTCTTGAAACTAATGCTCGAATATATTATATTGTGCGAGTCACCCTGCAGGTAGTACATAACAGCATAATCAACATTAAGCTCCTTATACAACCTCTTCGTAAGACACTCCGGAAGGTCTTCAATGTAGAAAGCATTAATGCCGTCCTTAGCGGTCTTTGCAATCATGCCCAAATACACGTGGTCAAGGGTCCTCCAGTCGTACTTAGGCAGCATGCCTTCGGTGTACCCCTGCTGAAACAATATCTTCAAAAACCAATCGTTGCCGTACTTCGGGTCCGGATCGCCAAAACACTTGAAGATGAACGCCCTGAACGCACCAAAATCCATAACTATCTTGCCAAGCGTGCTCGATATTTCCTCCGAGTCCTGTATCTTCTGCTCTTGGTTCCTGAAGAACCCAATGCGAGAGGTATTGAGGTAAGTCTTCACAAACCAAAGTACAGCAACGATTAGGACGATAGTTATAAAGTATATATCAAACACGTTGTACGACATTAATAACGTTTATACTTTAAATACAAACCCAAAAGAATACAACGAATTAATAATGGTTTAAACCAAAGAATAAGTGAGGAGACTCGAACTCCCAAGGCCTGTTAGAGCCCACCAGCCTTTCACAACTGGCTCCTGATCCAGCCGGTTCACTTCTTGACCACGAACTTAGACATTAATACCCGGAGGAGGGTGGGAGATTCGAACTCCCGGACCTGTTACAGCCAACAGTTTTCGAGACTGCCGCATTCGACCGCTCTGCCAACCCTCCAATAATTCTGCATGAAAATCGGTAGTGTAGACACTCCTTTTATTTATGTTATGTTTAACAATTAAAATATTTTCACTTGGGATATTATAAAACTTTTTTACCCTGTTAACCTCCTCTTTAAACTGCTTTTTATCACATATAAGAGTTTGATATATAACAAGTTTATCGCTATTCATAACCACCAAACATGATAAGTTATCTATGGTGCCATCCCCAATATCAATACCCATAAAATAATCCGTAAGTAGTGGCATGTAAATGTATTTGTCATTTTGTTTTTCAGAGGAGAGGAGGGGATTCGAACCCCTGGACCTGTTACAGTCAACAGTTTAGCAAACTGTTACGATAGACCACTCTGACACCTCTCCTTGTAATGCAGTTAAGCATTCATAAACTCTTCAATCTGATACTTCAGCAAAACGCCTCGTCCCAACAAATGCTTGTTCTCCTTGAAGTACTTACTCGATACACCAAACACATCGTCCGGCACAAACTCCAATGCTTTCATCGTATTCAGCTCAAATACGTAGCCGTCGAAGTTCATTGAAAAGAACCTTTGACTTGGGCCGTTCGGAAGAAGCAGATCAAAATAAACCTCGCCGTTGAAATCGAGCGTACGAAGCTGGTCTTGCAAATCAACCAAAACGGCATCAGGACGCTCGTAGTTATTTATAAAAACGATGCAATTGCTGTCGTCTATACTGATGACTGTGAAAAGCTCAAATTCCATAATTATATTTTGAGGAAGATGTCGGATTCGAACCGACGGATCATGCTCATCACACGATCTTTAGTTTTCAAAACTAACGGCATAAACCACTCGCCCAACCTTCCTTATATTACAATATTCCTACGGTTTGAACACAATTTGCGCGATGTTGTGCTCCGGTACGTAGCACACCGTTGTGCCCTGGTCGATCCAAAGATTCCCTGCGTCGTCCATCTCTATGCTGCCAGGTTTTAAGTTCTTAAAATACGGCTCCGGGGCACTCTTCACCCAGATAGACAATGCACCCTTCGAATCGAACAGGCTCTTAAGCTGTAAGCTGCTCTTTCTTGTCATTGCCTTTCAGAATTAAATGTGATAAACCAGAGTCGTGCGCAATCTTTATCTTTATAGAGGTCATCACTTCCTCGAAGACATGCTCCGGGCTGCTTCCGACGACGCATATCGGGAAATCATCAAAATACCCAATGTATGCTGCGCTTGGATCCTCCAACGCTATCGTATCACAATATTCAATTACCAGCTTCAATTTCATTTTTCATTTTTTGTCTGTGCTTCCTAAACTCTTCCATTATTTCCTTCCCCGACCTTTCCGCCTCGAGCGGCTCCATGTAATACGAAGCATCGAATACTGTTCCATCAGCGATCTCCGCATCTGTAAGCCCTCGCTTCTTCATCTGTAGATAAGGATCGTTCCTCTCGTCAACCCTCTTAAGCATTGCCTCTACATTCTTCAGGTGTCTCGGCTGCGGCTCGTCGTGCTTCCACCACTCGCCATCCCCGATATAGTCCTTATGATATAGCTCTACGTGAAGCATGCTCGTAGGCAGGCCTTTATCGTTCTTCAAAACCTTGAATACGCAAGCAAAGTTATCGCCCTTTGTGACTCTGTCGCCTACCTTTACTTTTATGAGGCCAACCTCGCCGTACAAAACAATGCCGGATCTTCCCTTGATTAGAACGGCTGACGTGTCATTCCACCAGGGTGATCCTGCGTCATCCCCAGTGAAAGGACAGATGTTCACTACGGTGCCAGTCTCCATCGCATACACGAGTGCAAACTCAGGACAGTGTAGGTCAACGCCAGTGTGGATGTCATGCTTCCTTATGGCGCCGAAACGGCCTTGGGCCGGAATCTTGTCAAGATAAATCTTGTGTTTCAACGGGGTCATATTCTCTCCAGTTTTTTATAAGTTCGATCGCATCCTCTGCCGTCTTAACTATTGTATCCCTTACGTTGACGTATTGCATGTCTGCTACATAAAAAGTACCCCTCACGTTAAGCTTTATTTTGAATCTCGGCGTAGGCACGGTCGAGACGCATTGCTGTATATTTGCATACAACATCTCGTACTCAGTCTTATACCTCTTCAGCTCATCAACGGTCTCGAAGCTTTTCCAACAGTTGCCGCCGTACGTGTCCTTGCTGAAATAGAAACCAATGTGTTCAAACATATTACAACCTATTTAAAAATGTTACAATATGCCGGGTGTTCCCACCTCGGTGCGTCGGAAATTTTATACCTCCTGACGTTATTCTTATTCACCCTTATCTTCAAATTGAACATGTAATAGCCATAATCAGATTTCCTTGGATCGAACAGAATATCGAAGTTCATGAAGCCCTCATTGAACAACAGAAATACGTCTTCCGGTAAAAAAGGATTAACGTATACATTCTTGTCTTTGAACTTCGCACACCTCTCAGCCCCCATAAAAAGCGGGGAAAAATCGCTAATATTGTTAGGCGTGCATTTATAATCATGATACAAATTAGCCAACATCTCTGGACCCATCATCATGTTTCCGACGAAAGGAATGGAATCAACAGACTTAACGAAAGTCATGTCCTTAACTTCAACATCAAGCATTTTAACAGTAGCAGTCAAAGCTTCCATACACAGCTGCTCCATGAACATCCCGTACAACTCGGAAAGCAAATCTTCTTTAGGCGTACAAGTATAGCTGGAACAAATAGACTGGAACAGCTCCGTGCCAAAATTGAACTTAGACTTCACCTCTTTTTCTTCGAAAGAGATCGGCTCAATAGCGTAAAAGCTCTTATAAAACTGATTTTCCTTGTAAAGGCCGCTCCTGATCCAATTTTCGGAAATGAACTCGATAAACTTTTCCGGCGTCGTAAGTCCATCTTCATTCTCTACCGTTGCTTTTCTATTAGGGACGCCGTTGACTTCAAAACAAGACACGCCGAGAGCAACCACTTTCCTCAGCTCGTCGAGAGCGAGCTTTGTACCGGCGTTCTTGGAGATCGCCTGTATGGCATCGGCCAAGTAAGCCTGCATGTAAACTATGTAGCTCTCAACCGGTTTGTTTGAATTAGCCTGCGGGCCCCACTTGTTATCCTGGTAATTCCTCTCGCCGTCTATCACGGCATAAACATCCTTCCTATCCATTAACTTATTTGTTACACGAATATAACAGATAATACTGACTAATACAATCATTTATTAGCCTCCACAATGTCAAAGATCTAAATTTTTAGTCCACGCTATAACTCGTTTTCGATCGCCTCCGCCAGCTCCACCTCGATCCCGCGGCCAAACTTCTCGGCCGCGATACAGAACGCGACCACGGCCTCCGAAATCGCAACCGGGACGTCCCGCTCGTCCTTGGCGAACGTCTCCAGCCCTATCATGGGCACTTTAACCGCAATATGGCTTCCTTTTCTACATTTCAACATATCCATTGCACAATACTTAGCATTTGAAAAAAGCACGGATGGACGGATTCGAACCCACATCTGGAGTTTTGGAGACTCTTATTCTACCATTGAACTACACCCGTGTATATTTTGTTAAGTCGAAAACAAAGTCGTATGGCTGTTGATCGTAAACACAAAATTGTCCTCATTCACCTTGATGCCGTGCTCTTTAATTTCGTCATCGTCGAGATTCTCGAGTTCTTTGTCACCTAAGTACATCAAGTCGCCCTCATCCGATTCCGCTATCTTCATGGAGTAACCACCGAAACCGTTTTCCTGGACCAACACCAACATGTCTCCATGCTCGCTCACAGCCTTCTGCAACTTCACAATCAACTCACTTGCCTTCATTATCACTTTTTAAAGCACGCCGTCAGAGAATCGAACTCTGTCTATCCACGGTTTTGGAGACCGGGTGCATACCATTATGCTACGACGTATGTAAATAAAAAACCTCGTCTGTTTAGGACGAGGCTCAAATGTATTTAAAGTATTTCACTTACCACAATACAGTTCCGCTCTCATCCCTTTTAGAGGACCAAGACCAACTTGAGCTGTATGATGATAAATTTTTCATTGCTTTATTATTACGATGCAAATATACAATATTTTAAATACTAAAAAAAATTTTTTTAAACTTTTGCGGCGACATCTTTTACGTCGGCTACAACAGTCTTCTCCGTTGCTGTCACAGCGTCCACGGTAGTTTCAATCTTTGACGAGTTATTACGGAACACCAATGCGCCGGCAGCAAATGCACCTATGTGCGTCAAAATCAAGATAATAATCATTACTTTTATTTATATGTGATACAATATATCGACATAAAAATAGGCAATATTACCACAACAAACAAACCGGGCAGTTATTTTGCCGGCGTTCCAGAAATCAGTAGTTCAACGCCCGATCTATGTCGAACTGGTCGAGATCGAACTCGATGTATTCACCCACGTCATGGTTGATGTAGGTCGACATGGTAACTTCGATCGGCACCTTCTGGTGCATAGAGTCGCTGTAAACGACTATAAACAAATCATCATCACTCTTACCACGTGCAAGAGTAAACTTTGAGGTCACCTTGCCGGCAATATGGTACGTCCGACCAGGCTTACAACCAACTGCAATGCCAAACAGAAACATGCCTATGAATGCACACACGATTATACTCCAATTATTCCTTCTCATTTTGCAAATTTATTTATCTCGAGTAAGTATCAATAGCTTCTTGCGATAAGTATAGTGTCACTTTTTTTCCAACCCACACGTTCGTATAGATTCCAAGATTAACGTATACTGGTATGTTTCTAACAATAGAATCGTCCCTCATTACGATTACTGGAGTTGAACCTCCATTATCGTCCCCAGATGATCTCATGAATTTGTCTACTATTATGCCAGTATGCATCTTCACCTCAGTGTAATCCGAATTACAAGATGCTAAAAATATTGCAGCTGTCAATATTATGTATCTCATTTTATGTCGCTTTCGGTTAAATTAAAGGATATTCTCTGGCCAACTTTGGTATTTATATACCTTTTCCATTCCATTTCAACAGAAATGTTCTTGCTGAGTGAGTCTGCCTTGAAAACTACGTAATACTCAGTTAGAGCTCTGTCTTGTGGAACAATCAGTTTGTCCACTACTATTCCATTGTATCTCTTATAAACTGGCACATTCCATGACCAGTCACAACCTAACGTCGCAAAAGCGAAAATTACTATCAGATATTTCATAGAACAAATGTAGCACCGAATCCCCGAAATAAAAAAAGGAACTCATTTCTGAATTCCCTTTGCCTCCTGCTAAGTTGGAAGCGGCTGTTGGATTCGAACCAACTCACACAGTTTTGCAGACTGCTCCCACGCCACATAGGTTAACCGCCATTTGAGGAGCCAGTTAAGGCTCCTTCACTTTATCTAAAACTAATTTCAACACATCTTCATAAACAAGTTCCTGGCTTAAACCATGGAACACTTCCTTGAAGACCAGTATCTTGTAATCACCCGCATTCGAAAAAAGCGTAACTATAAGACTGTATCTCCCCCTTCCTATCCACACCCTCTTATAATCACCACCAAGATCATTCTGAAGTTTGGCCTCAAAACTATTGTCAACCTTAGCAACCACTTCTTGTGGTATGCGTACCAATTCCGCTGTAGACAGCGAAAAATCAGGCTTATCATGTCCAAGGTCTATCAGTAGCTCTATCACATCCTTCTCCCTGTAAACGATCTGGTCCGAGTTCTCGTCACTCACGATTTCTGCATGAGTATGTATATCGAACAGAAGCTTGCCTAACTGGTTCATAAATTTTTATTCTGATTTGTATCCTTTCCTAAACAAATTTAGGAACAAATCCAATACAAAGGTTAATATGTCAAATATTTTTTTCCAAATAGACTTCTTAGGCACCTCCGTAAGGCTATCGTCCTTAGGACCGAATTTAGCCGTGCTCCTTCCCCTCCAGTTTTGGCCCTGTGCGTGTGATTGGCTCGCAAGGTGAACGCAAATGAAGTCCGGTATGAAAGACCTCTTCCCCTTCTTGAACTGCTTCAGGTGAAGAACGTCGGTCCTGTCGAAACCAACCTTATGAGTAGGGTAAGTCTTTACACCACTCCCGTTCGGATTCCAAAGTTGGAAGAATCCTATCGGCCAATATCCCTCACCTTTGTACTGAACGAGCCTCGTCCCTATTGGGAAGAAATCGGTGTGCATGTAGATCCAGCTCTCGTGCATTGGTTTCTTGTTCTCATTTAAGAACTTCATCCAATCCTCATAAGAGTTACACATGAACCTGTCAACGCCGTAAATGTGGTCTTTCTGGAGCGGGAACCTGTCGAGCAACTCCCTGGTAAGCTTTGGCAACCATATATCAGCATCGAGCTGAATGACCCATCCGTCCAAATCGAGCCTCTTCAGGCCCTCGTTAATAGCAATCCCCTTGTTGGGAACCTTACTGTCACCCTCGTAAACGAGGCCGGTGCAAACACACTCGACGCCGTAAAAATCACACACCTTCTTGGTATCCAAGTCCTTATCATCAGTAACAACGACAATTTTGTCGAAGAACTGCTTGTTCTGAGATAGAGTGTGTTTGAGAAAATCGCTATAATTTATAGACACTACCACTGCTTCCAGTTTCATTTTTACCCCGTTTTTTCTTTAAATACAACGGAGTAAATGAAAAAAAAATTAAGTCCAAAATTATATTTTTACGACCACAGAAAAGACTGCGTAACCCCTGAGGGAATCGAACCCTCATGCATTTCTGCGCTGGTTTTTGAGACCAACCTGGCTAACCAATTACAGCAAGGGGCTAACTAACTTTTAATTTCTCGGACATCATTGCGGACCAACGGTCGAAGTCTTCCTTCGACACTACCTTATAATCCGTGTCCTTCATGCCCGGAATCTCCTCTACGTAACTGCCATTTACAAGCAAATGTATCTTCTTAAAGGTCTTGTAATAGCGATCGTCAGCATCGTATACCAGAAAAGTGTCTACTATCTTCATAAAATTGTTTTAAGAGAAGTGTATCTCATGTATTACGTGGTTTTTTATGTCGCTTCTGAACTTCAAATGTACGAACTTATTCTCGGGGTCGAAATTAACTTTCACTTTTGTGCTCTTGAGCCACTCCACAACCGGCAATACGATCGTATCGAATACCACCCCATCAAGGTAAGCAGCCTCTTTCTTGAACTTTTCTATAACCTCAGGCTTCGCCTTGGCCATAAATACAGGATCTGACAGGAAACCATTTATCTTCTCAAGCCTCGTCATTCTACTTAAAATTTAATAAAAACATTTTAACTGAAACCGGTGGTTATATCAATCTTCAAGTTTCCCATTATTCTTCAATTCCCTGTAAGTAATGTTGTCGATGAATTTGCCGTCAACGTTATATCCCCAAAGCCTCGTGTCGTTCGTCCTCGCGATTACGATTGAGTAAACAACCGGCGTAACCAGTTTTAGAATCTTGTGGAACCTCGTCGATGGCTGAAACTTGAACAGTTGAGGCCAGTACTTTGGATTGTAAAAGTTCCTCAAAGGCCTCGAATTTCTGAACCTAATCTTCGTGTCCGATCCATCGAGATACTCCTCAACATACTCACCCTTGACTATTATCGAGCAATAGGACCACGGATGGTTGTGCATGTGTTTGTCTTTGTCGCTCTCATAGATACCGTGCAGGAAAACGCTGAACCAGGCCGTACCGAACAGCTTCCAACGCCTGAAATGCAACACGCCTGTTTTGCTCTTTATCTCCAGTATAGGTTTCATGCTTAAAAGAGGAAGGAAGCCTTTATGCCTCCTCCCATTTATTATGTTTAAAAATTCAACTCGTTCGCGAAGAACCACTCCCTCGCCTTGTTGGAAATCGCACCGCCAACAGCCTTGGCCTCTATGCCGTTCGCGACCATCGTGTCGGTCTCCTCCTTTACGATGTCGTTGAATATCCACCTGAGGTAATCGCCGAGGCTCGCTCTCGTCAGCGGCTTGCCAGCCTCCCTCAATTTGTCGATCGACTGCAGACACCTGCTCTCCGTCACGACGTTGTCGACGAACTCAATCACGTTCCTTACTTTCTCAACATCGACTGCCGCAATTGTCTTCACCTTCGAGGAAGAGTGTTTCTCCCCCTTGACCTTCATCCAGTAGCCCGAATCACCGTCGTAGGGCGGCGTAATGCACTTCCAAACAACTCCCTCTCCTATGCCATCCTTGCCAAAAGCAAGCCCAACGGGACAGTGAGCCTCAACCTCAGTAGTTATGTCAATCAAATCATTTTGCGACAACGTAGGCGCCTTAAAATCGATGTCGATGTCCCAAACCTTGTAGTCGAGTATGTTGTAAACCCTCTTGCTTGGCAACTTGATCCTCTGCACGAAATCGTAAGACTTCCAGCGCTTGTGCTTTATCTCGGCGGTGCTGTCTATGAAGGCGACGTCGAACACTACGAACATCTTGTCAAGCCCGTTCAAAGCCACTCCCTTCTGAATGCTGCCGCCGCACCACTCGCCGTAAATAACTATCGTATCGAACTTGTTCTTGTCCTCTTTGTGCATAGTCTCGAGTATCGTGAAATTATACACTTCGTTTGCGTAGAATTCTTCCTGGATCACCTCCTTAACCATATTCACAATGTCCTGCTGTATAGAGGCGAGGTAAGTAGCTGCTCCCGCATTGTCCTCAGCCGGCGTTATCACGTTATCTCTCGACTGGAAGTAAACTATCTCGTTCTTGATGTCAATTACCACCGCGCAGTTAGTGCCATGCAGCTTCGTGGTACCGATGAATTTTAGCGTCGGCTTCTGTCTCGTCTGATCGTATATGGCATCTCCGTTCTCGTCCTGGCCAACGTAGTGAGCCTTGTGGTTCACATTGTGTATCACCGTCCTAAACTGCTCGATCGAAGGGTAACCATAGTGCGGCAAGTCCTTCCTTGTGTTAATCTGTCCAAACATTTATGTAAAATATAATTATTTTTTAGGTTTAAATATCCCATCCTCGAAGCCCTGCTTCGCCCAGAACTTCTTGTACTTCGCAACTTCCTCATTGAGCTTACGTGGCTTGTCCTGTATCCGCCTTATGGCGGAAGACAATATGATGCCGCTCATGTCGTCTGCATGGTATATGCCGAGCGCATTAAACTCTTCTACTAACTTTGGTTTTTCTTTTGGCCACTCATCGTAAGTATGACTTTCCTCCCACCATAGGTGCCAGTTGTTCCTAATGCTCATGCCGAGCGAGTGGTGCGATCCGCTGAGGATCTCTTTTTCAGTGAGGGTCTTGTATTTCTCTATCACCTCCGGCGAGGTGCTTGATACTATTATGTCTACCGCCTCATCGAGGCTTTCCGGAATTCGGGTATGGCTTGTACTCATTGTTCAGTCTCTTTAAATCTGAGATCAAAGAAACGTAAAAAACATCACAATCAGCAATTTCGTCGTGGACAAACCTAAGCTTCCAGTCGCCGAACTTAAAAACCTTATCCTTGGCGCTGTCGAACATGTCGAGGTGCATGGAACAATCATGGTGATCGACGAAATCAACCAGGTCGTCAGTAAATTCCGCGATCATAAGTTAAATTTAGTCACAGAATAAATCTGTGTGCAGAGCATACCACGTGCAGGTATTAACTTTATACTCCTACCCGATGGGAGATTCGAACTCCCACACCCTTTCGGGCGCTGCCACCTTGTTCCTCGTTAAAAGTACAAGGCAGTGCGTCTACCAGTTTCGCCAACCGGGCATTCGTACCGCAAACTCCACTATCTCTTGAAGCGGTACAGCTAATTTCACTTGGTACTGTTGTATTTCTTGATATAGTCTGTATAGTCGGTCAAACCTAAAAGGGCCGCATCACCGTACACGTATCCTATAACAGAATAAATAATTTCTTTATCACTTTTGGAAAGAGCCATGAGATAATAAGGCGTATCGTTCAAGTGAATCTTCGAGTAGAAAATCCCAATGTGACCTGGAATTTTAACCTTGTCCTTTACCCAATTTATTTCCATCAGCTCATCATGCGTAGATACCTCGTGTATCGTCTTGTCGGCCTCGTAGCCGCTGAAAAAACTTGGAAATCTCTTCTTGACTATCATGTGAATAATTTATTGAAATCGAGAGTGGAGTCGAACCACCGACTTTCCGTCGATCCCTCTGGCCTCTGGCCTCTGAGGTACTCGATTAACATTTTTATAACTATCTTATCTTGCCGATAATGCTTTTAGGGAAATCAATTTGGCTCAGCACTACAAGTAACTCTTCTTTCGTGTGCCTCGAAAACAAATCACCCCACTGCCTTATGCGAGCCTCCTTCTTCTTATCATGCCGCTCTTCATTGTACTTATTCTTCGCAGCAATGTCTGTAACCGTTATGTAGTTTTCATTTTCCTCATCACAAAGCAAATCACCCTTACGATACTGGCTACCGAAAGCTTGGAACAACCAGTTCTTTGTTGTGTAGCTATAAGTGAAATTAACGTAAAGCGATTCGATTGACTCCTCGCGATCGCCATAACAAACTATGACCTCTATCAGATCGTCCAACTCAAGCTCATTATCTTTCGAACGAGACTTCTTTAAAAAATCAGGCAAACATTCCGCAAGACATTCTGGCGGAAACTGATCTATAGAGTCGATCTTCTTAACAAAATCTTTCATAAAATTATTTATAGAGCAATATTAAACGTTAATAGTCACCCATATCAGGTTTCTTGTTATCAAAATATTGCTTCCATGTCAAGTTGCCATCTTTCTCCTTCCTCTCGCAGTAAAAATCATAAGCAACGATAACCATAGCGATCAAAAAAGCTGCTAACAATAACGCAAAGAAAATTACAACACCCATTTGCTCATTTTAAAGTAGTCCTGGTCAGACTCGAACTGACACTAAATAGGTTCTAAGCCTATCGCCTCTGCCATTGGGCTACAGGACCAATTTATGGGGAGTTTCACCCCAAACATCTTAACACTTCACGAACGAAACGCCCTCAGAATAATAGCCGTTAGAAGAACCAAACCACCTAACCGTAACGTAACCTCTTACAGTCGCAAAACGGTAGTAAGTCCAGGTGCCACTTTCACTACACTCTTCTTCCGTTGCTGCCATTACAGTCTCCTCAGCCATCGTGATCGGAGTGCAAACAAGATCACTGATGTCTCCATCAATATCCTCTATGCTAACACACTCACAACAGTCCTGGTCGTGATAGAACGTGTATCTCTCTCCCGTCTCCGCGATAAAATACATTTCGTCAACACTTGCAGTTACTTCTTTAAAGACCTTACCAACTAACTCGTCAATAGACACATACTTAAACATTTGCTTCAATTTTAGTTTTTATTATTCGGTTTACAACTCGAATCCAGAATTCGCACCGACTTTATTACACTAAAAAATCACAAGTCAAACAATGCCACCGACTTTATTAACCAAAATCCTCCGCATTTACTTCCACGTCTTCTATTTGATCTATGGGCTGACCATACCACCTGTACTGATTGTCCTTCGCATAGATGTGAACTGCTTTACGCAGCTCGTCGTCGCTTAGGTCCTTGTATGAGTTATAAGGCATCTCCTCTATGAACATGAACTTGAACAACTCATACTCTATGCCTGCGAGATTGCGCCACTCATAACCGTTATCCGTCTTATCAGTTATGACCTTTATGATCTCTATCGCAAGTTCCTTGGATATTGATACTGTCTCTTTCTCCGGACTCCTGTCCTGGACGTAACCGTCGAAAGCATAGTCCCACTCATAAACCAAGAACTCGATGGCATCGTTAAGTTCTTCAGATATGTCAACATCGATTCCGGTGGTACTTATGTACCCACGAGCAAATGTAACGCCATACTTCCTTAGTATGTCCTCACACTCCTCTATCCCATCCGACGTTGGAACACCATCTTCGTCCCTGTGCCAAAACTTATCCCTTAACTCAATCGTAGATTGCGGCATGCTTTTATTTTTTGTAGCACTGGTCGGACTCGAACCGACACTTGACGGGGTTTAAAGCCGTTGACTCTCCCGTTGGTCTACAGTGCCATTACTCTAAAAATTTTTCAAGAAACTCAATCAAATGAGGCACTTGGCTCCAGTAATCAATAGCAATACGGGTATAATTAAGGCTAATCCTGCCAGAGCCTGAATTCTTGTAAAGACGATATTTCTCTTTTATTTCGACAAGATTATCCATTATCACCTCTTGCAATACTTTTTTGCTACCTGGATCAAGCTTTTCTGACAACTGATCAATAATTTCCTTAAAATCCTCTTGCAGAAACTTGTTCATTCTGGTAATTGTATCGAGTTTGCCAATGCGGTCATGTCTTCTTCCATAAGTTCCATGATCCGCTCCATCCGTGAGTGCACAGCTTTAGCACTGTAACTCTGGCTAACCTCAATGTCACCCTTGGCTTCCTGAATATAACCCTGCAACTTCATGAGCGTTTTCATAAACTTGCCACTAATAATCTCTTTAGAAGTAACGTTAACTACCAATCCCATATAATTTTTATTTAATAGTGTGCATCCAAAAACAAATCCTTCTGATCAGCATAGTAAACCGGAGAGAAGCAAGGATAATACTGTTCCTTGAGCTCCTCGAGCCTTTCCTCGCTCGACCTTAAAACCTCAGGGTCTTCCAGATCCGGGAAATCTTCCTTGTTGTGAAAATCTCCAGCATCTACCCTTCTGTTCAACTCCAAAGCCTTACGATAAGCATAACCCTCTTTCTTGACAGTCTTCCACCCATCAGCTTTAGAACCAGGCGGAAAACAACTGCGAACACCGTTATCGTCCACATAGCCGCCACACCCACCAATATCCACTCCGTTGAAATAGACGTCTTCCACACGCTGCATATAAATCCTTGCATCCATTGGGATGTTGTTATTCGTTATGAACTCAATAAGATCCCGAACCGTGAAATAGTTTGCCATTACCTATTGGATATACGCTGTTTAAAATCTTCTACGCTCTCTGGTTTACACAAACCGAAAAATCTCAATATCTTCTTTACCATTAAATCTGTACCCTCGCTTGAAAAATTGTGTGATTGTCATATTGTGGAAATACCACGAACTCTACCTCGAGGTCTGTGCGGCCAACCTTGTAACCATGTATGGTAACATACAGGTCGCCATCCTCGTCCTTAAAGATGCCCGTAGGCTCGCGGTTACCACCCTCAACCTCTAAGGCATACTTCTTTTCGCCAACCAACATGTCACCGATCTCGGCAGGCGTAAACCTGTCGGTAACAGACTTGTTAAACTTCAATAAACTTGTCATAACGTTAAATTTAAGTGGTAAGGGGAGGACTCGAACCTCCACGCTTGCGCAGGGGAATCCTATCCCCAATGTCTGCCAATTCCATCACCTCACCGTTTGTTGCGTCTCTCCGCAACTTGTCTCGTATTTTTAGTCAGCTACTACTGCACGTTACAGTGGACAGGTACGATTGATGCTTCGCTCACGATTTGACCACGTCTGCAGAAGGGTACGTACATGAGCTACCTGCTATTGCCTCGTGGGGAGAGTGAGGCTCGAACTCACACATCTCTTGATTATCAGTCAAGTGCCTTCACCATTTGGCCACCTCCCCATTGTTGGGATGCCTCATACCATTTAACACATAGCCACAGGCGGCCTAATTGCTATATTCTTTGAGGATCGCATTCTGTTCCGGTATCCCATCCCGGTGCACTATCTTTAAACCTTATCTACGTCAAACATGCCAAGCTTTACCATGCCGAGCAGCAAATCCTCCATCAAAGGCTGGTACAGCTCCTGGTTTTTCTTGTTGCCTGCTATGTGGTGGTTTACGTATAGAGTACTAATCTTCTTTGCAACATCGAAAATGCCGTCGAACAATATTCTCGGCTGCAGGTTCGTCTTTGCCTTCAAGAACTTGTACTGCATCCGAAAAGAATTAAACTTTTCCTTCAGCTCCACATTCATGCCGGCGCTCTTCAACTTTGCGAGCGTGTAACTGAAGTACAAACCGAGAGACTGTCGTGGGTTGTCTATGTTGGCCATATTGATGTCCTTAACCGAGTCCACGTCTGACTTGAGTATATAACCACTCAAAACATTCCAAGCAAGGTGATCGTCTCCAAATTCGGTCCTGAGCGTGTCCATGACGTCCGCCAACATAATCACGTTACCCTCGCTACTCGACATCTTCCTGCCGTCGATCGTCACGAGGCCAAGCATCAGGTGGTTAGTGCCGGGGTAAAGACACTTCAAGCTCTCAAAGTGCTCCTTCTGCTCGAAACCGGTCATATACAGAGTCTCGCCTTTCAACTTGCTCGCGAGAACGACGTCATGGTAAAAGTAACTATAATTACCGTTGCTCTTCTGGCCAACTATCTTCTGACCGTTCACGTCGAAAACCTTCGTGCCGACATAATCGCCAGTACCATCCTCCATCTCAACATCGCCTACCAATTGTGTAGCGAAGTAAATCTTATCGACCTTGTAATCAAACTTGTCCCAAAGGTCACTCAAAGCCTCGAGCGCCTCGAACTTATCAACAGCTCCAGTAACAGTATCACCAAGGTTCGCAATGTACTTCTTGCCAATTCCCATGTTCTGCAACGCTTTCGCTATTACAAAATTAGACGCATGACCGAGGTGCAAATGCTTATTAAGATTCGGCGAAAAACCATCCACGTAATCGTACACCTTCCCCTCGTTGAAACAATTATCGAGATCCTGGCCGTCAAACAGAAAATTAGTAAATCTTCCGTGGAATTCTGTCTTTATATCGTGATACTCGGTCCATGCCTTGATTTCATCGCTCATGCCGCCGTAGACACACAATCCAACTCCGTGAGGAGAAGGTATCTCCTTGAACTGGTTAACATCTACTTTCATAAAATTCTTTTAGTGTAGGCCAGGTTGGAGTCGAACCAACTGCTTCCATGTTATCAGCATGGCTATCTAACCGATGATATACAGGCCTGTTTGGTATCAGGGAATACTGGGAATCTCACCCAATACTTTGATACCATTTTTTTAACTTCCCAAGATTTCTCTAAAGTCGTCATACTCGTGTGAATTACCATTGTCGAGGATGTATTGCAATCCCTCTAACGATAATTCCTCTGGGACCCATTGACCTTCCAAGCCGTAGCAGGAACAGTGTGAGCCGTGTACCTCGTAATACTTTCCGGAGATCGCATTGTAGAAGTAAACTGTAGCATAGCCTTCCCAATCTGGTCTATGGTAAGCAGCATATAGTATCTCTACTCCCTGCTCTTGTTCTTCCGATGTGACAAAACCATTAAAGACGTCTTCTACACAAGAGAAATTTTCAACGAATACTGGGTTTTTCCTCAAACCCTCAAAGGCCATTCTTAGATCTTTCATTTTAACTGTTTTGATTAATAGAATCCCTACAGCGATGAAACTAAGAATCACTTATTTATTCCAAAAACTTTTACTTAACTTCTTCTCAAGCATGTGAAAAATATCCCTCGCCGCCTTTATCCTGGTCTTGTCTACCGGTTGTAGCCTCATAACGAAACCATCACCGCTTTCCAAGAGCTTTATTTCAAGGCCGACGATTTTGTGCCTCTTTATAAAATCGAATAAACCATTGTATGACTTTATGTCGAAATCAATCCAAGGGTAACGCAAGCCGTGACTCCTATGTCCCTGACAAGATGCAAATGTAACGAACTTATTTAAGTTAAGATAAACTACAAGCTCTTTTATCTTAAAATCTATCTTGCACCCAATGGCGTCTGTCAATTTATCGGCAGACGATTTCGTAAGTTCATACCTTTTCTTCCTGGTCATGCTCTGCTTCTTTGATTAAAGAATCAATTAACACACTCCTTACGAGCGGAAGCCTTACTGTGTCCCAATAGAACTCAGCGCTCCTGTTTTCAGTAATACTCTGCTCCGACTGGCTTTCCATCAATGCAACAATATTAGTGTTAACTCCCTGGTGTAAGCCATCCAATATGCCTGATGCCTGCCATTTCTCGAGTAAATCTTGACGTTTCTTGATTTTAACGAGCTCGCCAAGTATCTTGCTCTTTATAAGAGTAGCGAAATAAATCTTCGGCTTTGCCGCGGCAATCCTGGCCATATAATCCGCATCCCTGCCATCGACTGTCTGTGAACAAAAATCGAGCGTCTCAACTCTTAACTTAGGCAAATCTACATCGTAATTCTCGAGGTACTGTTTAAAAATATTAAACTTTATCACCTCGTCATAAATCTCTCCACACAATTCATCGTAAATCATTGTAGGCGATTTCGGGATCGAACCGAACTGTACCAACTATCCTTTCAACACCTTATAAGGGTGAGGGAGTAATCGCCCATCTTACTTATCAACTTACCATTTTTTCCAATTCTTTCTTAGAATACATAAACTGTTCATCCTTATAGGCGCCGACTTTTACTTTTACCTTTTTATCCTGGATCGACTCTTTAGCCGGTGTGAGAAAGTTAAAATCAGTCTCCAATATTTCATACCAGCCATAAAGATAGCCTCTGTCTTCCATCTTCTTTCCAACTTCCTCGTGAAGCTTAATCTGATTACGAACAGACCGGCTAAACCAATTCATTGTATCACTATCCGAATCATAAGACACAATATTCAAACTTATATCAAAAGTAAAGAAGACGTCAAAAGGCGCTTTGGTCATAAATTAACCGTTTATCATTTTCAAATCAATCCCGTGCGTATCATACCACCATTCAGGGCTCTTGTCCTTGTGCTTATCCTTGAGCAGCAGCCACCTGTCATATATTTTTCGCTGCCTATCCTTCTCGTCGAGAAACACCTCGTGATCCATCTCGCCGCCCTTCTTGACGAACTCCCTCAACAGCTTCCTTAAAACATAGCCCTGTTTGAGATTAGATGGCGTGTAACCGCTGTCTAATATCTTAAGTATGGTTTCCTTAAGCGTGTCCAAATCGGTTGCGATAGTCAACTCATTATTGAGTATATACAGAATCCTCTCGAGGCCAAAGCCGCAATCTATGCAGTTACCAAGCGGATTCACAATGTTGCCTATCTCCACGTCCTTTATGTAGAACTCCGTACAGTAACCTCCAATCTCGCCATCAGTCCACGTGCAATCTGGATCGAGCAGGAAATCAGGCCCGTTATACTGAAGAAAATCGTCTACATATTTCTGCTCTACCGTTTCATCTTGGTAATAAAATATCCAATCTTGCTTGTCTGGGTGGACAGTAACAAGATCCGGTTTCAAGCCGATCGTCTCAAGGAAATCAAGCCAAAATTTTACAGCATGCCTAACACCAAAGCCAGGAGTCCTAAATGCAAAAAGGCCCATCATGTTGAAGTAAAGCAAATGCGTGCCGTCACCAATATCATCCAAATCGTTCATCCTTATGCAAGGTTGAATATTTGCTATAACACTCTCATTTAGCTTCATGTACTGACGCCTTACGGCCTTGTCAGCATCCTCTGGGCACTCCGCCTTAAACACGTTCTTATACTTCTGCATCCCGGCCGGGCAGAAAAGCGTCGTGTCATCATAGGCTCTTACATTATCGACTACCTCGAAATCCAAGTAATTATACTCCCTGCAAAACCTCTCGAAATGCTTTATAAATCCTTCCTTAGTTTTAACGTCAAAGACTTCCTCGGCAGGAATGTTCTCGCTATCAGCTTCTGTCATCACGAAAGAATATTCGCCCTGACCGTAAGCGCAGATGAAATACCCGTATTTTTCATTCCTGCCGAGAGCAACAGATACGCCGCTTTTAGAAAAGCTATACAACACCCTCTTGAAGCCGTTAGGCAAATCCATGGACTTGTACTTCGTGTACCAACCTTCTATAATGTCTGCCTGTACAGCATAAGCGTCGTCCATTGCGAATTTAGAAACCATAAGCTACTTTTAAATGACTATTTTGTTGTTCTGGAAATTCTCCTCTATGGATAGCTCCAGATCGTAATGGTACTTGATCAGCGGCTTTGCGCTCATGTACTTGTACATATACCTGTGGCAGCCGAATATAGCTCTTAAGCCATCCACCTCAAAAGCATTTATGCCTTCGCCAGGCATCTTTATAACCATGTCCTCGAAGTGATTGAAAAGCCTCATGAAGTCACGAGGGTTCCGCACACCGTCGAACACATTATTAGGCCCCATTTCCAGCAAAGCGTAATTCAAGAAATACTCAGATTTACGCCTCTCTTTGGAACCTATGTAACTAAGCGTGGTCTTAACCAACATGTTCGTGTAAACGTCTATGTTCAGATCCCCACGCTCGAACCTATCTTTCAGCGGCTTGGACATCTGTATGAGTTTGAAGCCATACGTATCAGCAATATACTTCGCAATGGTGGATTTACCGGACTTGGTACCGCCGAGCACAAATATGTTCATAGAAATACAAGTTTTTTAGCATGTCTTATCAGTAAGTCTGTATCTAATCTGGTATAAAACTTCCAGTGACAGATGTAACCATTAGAGCTGACGAACAGATGCCGGCCGAGATCACAAACACTTTGTACGATTGGGGCCACCGGGTCTATCAAAAACTTACTCGTATTTAACATGTTATTTATGACATGCTTGTTCGGATCATCAAAGAAGGTATTGCAGTAAACGATCTCTATCTTCGAACGACCCTCGTGCAGATACTTGTAAATTTCCAGCACAGGACTCATCATGCCCATGCTCCTATACCGATAGTCTTCCTTCTCGTAATCATCATACTCCTTATTGGTCAAGAAATAAGCTATTAAGTTGATGTCGCAACTAACGTCTTTAAACTGCAGGTAAATGGACTTGTTAGTAAAGTATTCCGCCTCCATGAACGAGTCATCAGTACAATAGAAATCGCTTTCATGTACGATCAAACCCTCTACAGTAACGTAAAGTTTGTCAGGAAGCTCAAAATCGAGATAGGTGCTTTTAAGCGTCTTTTTGATGATGATATGCTTCCCAAGATGCCTACGCCTTCCACGCTGCTTGGTGATTAAAATAGAACTGTTGCCATAACCATAATAAAAACGAGGCGGCGAATTGTTGTAATCGCAAGGCTCCGGCCGATACTTCTCCTGGATATAATCCTTGTACGGATGCAGTTCTTTTACAGTGTCGTCATAATCGTGAACGGATTCTTGCTGAGGTTTCCAAAGTTCATCAATAACGCTCATCAAATTAATTTTTTGGGAAAACCGCCTCTCTTATTTCCTTCGCAAGCTCGAGTTCCGCAGTCAATATCTTTAGTTCTGAGGCAATCGCCAAAGTGTCAATCTTCGGGTCGATCACAGACTTCGCAAAAAGCTTGCGTGCCCTTGCTATCTTAACCTCTATGGTCCTGACCTGGGTGTCAAGCTGAGATTGCTTTTCTATCTTAATAAGCTCAAGGTCTTCAGCCTTGCCATCATTCGCTAATACCTCTTCAAAAGAAGGTATCTTTAAATTACTCATAGAATTGTTTTTATTTTAAACTCTTTTTAACCCTGAGCGGGAGAAGGGAATCGAACCCTCGTATCAGACTTGGCAAGCCCGTGCACTACCATTGTGCTACTCCCGCATTTGAAAGGGTCACCGCCCCCTTTCACGACAACATATTTAAAGTGGTTTTTCCATATACCATTGCTGGCCAGGAGCAGGTTGTTGCTTGTCCACAAACCCGTTCGGTTTTAAGTCATTTATTCTTCCTCTCCCTTCTCCACTAAGCGGACAAGATTAAAGGACCAAGTCTTGGGAAAATCAGTAAACCTGGAATTATCTTGGGCTATTTTCACAGCCTCTTTCTTGTTTTTTGCTTCCACAAACGAATGTGGTGCACGGTATCCATTTCTATGGATCCACTCGACTCTCCAAAATCGAGTTCTTGTAATTGTAGTCATCATTGTTGATCAATGATGAGCTATCCAGACGAGACGTGAATGTTTTCCATTTATAAATTATTTCCTTATTTTCTTGTGTACTGTTCCCTTTTCGAAGTTAACCTTTTCCGTCTTACCGTCAACAATTACCTGACAAATATACGTGTTGCCAGAGACATCCAATATTTTCATCTCCTGGCCACCAACGTTCGCGTAAACCGTATCACCAATACCAAACGATAACTGCATTAATTGAAATTTTATGAGCCCATAATCAGAATCGAACTGATGCATATCCCATACCAAAGGATTAGTCTTCCATTAAATTATACGGGCGAGTGTCGCACTGATGTGCGACATTTTTTTAATTACTATGCTTTTTATTGTAGTATGCGAGTTTCATCGGATCGAACTTACCGGGAGCAGACCTGAAGTTACCTTCCTTGAGTATCATGTCCACCGCCATGTCCTTCGTCACGATCTTATGCTTCGAGTCGAAGTTCGGGTCGGTAGGCGCCCAGCCAATCCTAAGCAGCGTGTTGAGCAGAGCACCCGGCTTTACGCCTTCGTTCTTGTAGTCGAGCACGCTTTTCGCACCGGTCCTCTTGGACAGCTTCTTGTTGCTCATGTCGTGTATAAGGCCCACATGGGTGAACTTTGGTTTCCAATAATTAACCGGATTATCCAAAGACTGAACTGCCTCTATGACATGTAGCTGTTTTATCGTATTCTTTATGTGATCGGCGCCACGAATTATCCAGTCTATCTTGCTTAGGTAGTCGTCGACAATGGAACAGAAGTTATAAGTAGGGTTACCATCAGACTTCATAAGAACAAGGCTCCTAAGATTGTCGATGTCATCCTGCTTAGTTTCTATCTTGCCGGCGATAGTGTCGTTAAAAAAGTGAATTAAATCTTCATCACGAAATCTAAACATTATAGCACCATTGTCGGCAACAGTAGCATAATCAATGTCCAAAAGGAACTGAGCGTAATCAACATAAATCTTGTTCCGGTCGCTCTGCCTGAAAGTATCGTCATAATCGAGACCAAGCCAGTCCATGCAGTCGTAGATCATCTGTACATGACCCTCATCGTTCCTGTCGTCGTCGGTGTCGTCGATCCTCAGGGTGAACAAGCCACCCGTTGCGCGAGCCACAAGCCAGTTGTGATAAGCTGTCCGTGCAGTCCCCAGATGAAAAAAGCCTGTTGGGGAAGGCGCAATACGTGTGTTCATAAAATTATTTTAATTGTTCTGCATTACACTAATTTTGTTCGGTAATATTACGTCAAAACAAACAAACTCATGCTTTGCAACTTCATGTTTATGGTTTATATGATCCCAATAAGTGTGTTCTTTGATATTTAAACCGTATGGCTCGATATTAAGAACTACATAATCTTTTGTAATAAACCTTTTGAAGCCTATCTGCTTATGAATTATGTAGGCAATATTATCCGTAATAAAGTTTTTGTTATGCTTTATTAACCTACGGCTCATGCCATATCCCTTGTTTGGTATCAGGCCTTCCGTAAGGATATTACTAAGGTTTTTACTATTAGTTATATGATAATATTCAGCCATAAATTGTTGCACTACCAGGAATCGAACCTGAGATCTTCGGCTGTTGATGCCGACGGGCTACCACTACCCTATAGTACACTCTGTTTCTTACCAGTGTGTTTTATTCGCGCTTATTCACACTCTCATTACCAGAGCACACCAGACATTCCTATCTGGTTTGTTGTGGATGGTGGATTTGAACCACCGACCAACAGTCCATCAGCCTGCTACTCTACCACTGAGCTAATCCACGATCCCTCTTACTTTATTGCGGCGAGATATGTACACTTGCTCGCACTTTATTAATTCAGGATAGACCCAGATTCCTCCAAGTTTTGAACCAATAGACGGATTCGAACCGACATCTTTCTCGCTGAAAACGAGCAATCCTAACCGTTAGACGATATTGGCGTTTTGTCATTAAACTTTGTTGACCAGGTTGGAACATAAGCCACATTGAAGTCTCCAAGGTTCTCAGATATTATGTCCCCGATCAGCGTCTCCACCCCAAGTATCATTTTTAACTTCTCTTCGTCGCTAAACGAGTCGTGACAATAAACCCACTCACATATTTCATCAGCTTGCTTTATAGAAAGGTAGCCTTTCTTGAGCGGTTTACTCGGTACGAACTCGCCATTAGGGCCCTGAAATCTTTTCTCTTTGGCTTCCATAAAAAATATTTAATCAACATCTATCAAATACCTTATCAGCAACTTTGCCGGCATCTCTGCAAACCAAACCACTTCACCAATCTCATCGTATGGTATAAAGAACTTTACTATCTTGTTATCGACACTCGCAGCATAAGACAATCCGTCTTTCCTGACATTAAGCAAAATCGCAATCGGTTGTGTCTTGTAAATAACCTTCTTTAACTCATTTTTATCCATTCGTATTCTTGCTTTTAAGGTGGGCGAGGTAGGAATCGAACCTACGACCTTTTCGTTATGAGCGAACTACTCTAACCGCTGAGTTACATGCCCGACACTGTGCCGTTCTACCAATTGAACTAACCCTACCCTAACCGGTACATAAGGTAAAGATTCGAACTTTATTTGCACACACAGAGCAGGAGGGGAGAATCGAACTCCCATATCAGATTTGGCAAACCCGTACACTGGCCATTGTGCTATTCCTGCTTATTTAATCATTATCTATAACATCGGAGACCATGAAGTTGCAGCCATAATAAGGCATATCCATGTTATCTCCACAAAATCCGTCAACCACGTTTGACAAATCGTCGTCAGAAAGGCTCTCCAAGATGCTCACATCAGACAACCTAACAATCAAATTTATCGCCTCCTGTCTCGTCAAAATCTGCGTACATTTCCAACCCATTTCAATTATTTTTTGTACTCCGCACGGGAATCGAACCCGTATCGTAACCGTGAGAGGGTCACATCCTAACCGTTAGAAGAGCGGAGCATTTTAATTTATGGTGGTGTGGTACCATTACCCATTATGTCTGGAACTATCTGAATATCTCTCGAGTCGGCAAAACGATCAGGAAAACCGTTCTTCTTCCATTCCCTCATAGTCTTCTTCATACTTTTCTTTATTATGTTGTTGGTCGCAATATATTGAGTGTACAATTCTATATGTGAGTCAACATCTTCGATCAAACCATTTATTGAATTAAGCATATTCTGGTACGCCATTCGCTGCCCTTCTATTATCTTAAACTCAGGACCGTACGAAGAATAAGTGTCTATGAAATTCTGCATCAGTTTGGCCTGCGACAGCAACATGTTCTTCGTGTCCTGGAAGAAAGACATTGAGATTTCTTGAACCATGAAGTTCGCCTGCGTTTGGCTAACCGACTCGGCAAGTATGCAGAAAATCTTTTCCTCCCTAACAACGAGATCCAGAGTTCCAGCATAAGGACTGTTCATGTCTGCAATCTCACCAAACATCTTCCTTATATCCAACGCTCGCTTGTTTATGTTGTACATAGAATAATGTTTCAAAGCAAATGTACATCGAAATCCCCAGAGTAATAAAACTTTATGAGCATTAGAGCAGAATCAAACTGCTGTTTTACCTTTACGAGAGGCATGTTCTATCACTGAACTACAAATGCTTTTCGGCCGCAAAATATTATAAAAAGTAATTGTAAACGCACCTGTCAAGGCCTATCGCGATCTCGAGAACCAGCATAGGCTTCGGTTCCTTGGAACCAAACTTAACTTGAATAGGAAAATCCGTACGTTTTGAAACAGAACAAACCTCCATCCACTTGTTACCATTATTCACCTCCACATCGACAGTCCTTAAGCTGTAAGAAGGCAGCCTGTCGCTATCTACCATCCTGCAAGGCTTACCAATCAGCTTTTGGAAAACCGCCACCAAGCCGGGCAATATCTTAGACTGATAATCATTAAAGGTGTCCGCCGCATAAATGCACTGGAACTCCTGCTGGTAGAATTCCTTGAGCCTCATGTTCTTTGAGACCTGATCCTGCTCCCGCCTGAATGACTTGCCGGTCTGCTCCACAACCATAGGTGGGAGCGAAACATAGTTATTTATCAAAGAAACCGCATACCGGAAAGAGCTTGGAGTAGTCTCAGGCCTCAATACGAGCTCGTTATCGTCGCCAATTACTTCCTGTACCCAAATGTCCTCGTTGGTATAATCGGCGTTGATTAAGGACTTAGGAATGAGCAGCGGGCCTTCAGTCTCATGGAAAGACCAGCTCTTGTTCTCAAATATGAGCAGGTCACTTATCTCCCTCGAAAAAAATTCCTGCGCATACCTCCTAAACTGTATCTCCCTCTTGCTCCAGAAAACGAGGCCGTTAATGTCATAAAGATTTTCCATAAAACGAATTTATAAATTAGCTTTTAAAAATCGCCATCCTGGGGAGAATCGAACCCCCATCTCCAGAGTGAAAATCTGACGTCCTAACCGTTAGACTACAGGATGATAATGAGCCATGGGTGGGATTCGAACCCACGTGTTGTATTCCGGTTTACAAGACCGGTGCAGTCGACCACTGTGCCACCATGGCTTAATAATATGTCAAAGAACATGGGCAGACGATACCTTTGTATCTGAGCCCCGTGTGAGGGAAAAGACGGATTCGAACCGACGAACACCTGCTTGGAAGGCAGAGGCAATAGACCTGACTATGCGATTTTCCCGTTAAAATAAAAAAGCCTGGGTGATTATTCCCAGGCTTCGAATTTATTCATAATGTAAACTTACGAACATAGAGCTGGGAGCCAGTGGATTCCTTCGAGAATCTCTGTTGTGCCTTCGGTGCCTAATATCAATATGTTTACCTTGTTGTTCATATATATTTTATATACTTTAAATTTGCTTATTTGCTATTTAGAGTACAAATGTACGGTACTTTTCCAGAATAAAAAAATTTTTTCAAAAATTTTCTTGTTTTTTTCCCAGAAACCCGTTTTCCTTAATAGTCCTGGTAGGTATTTCTTACATCTTCCACGCCGCTTCCTCCACATGAACGGCAGGAAGTACCGCTCGCAGGCCCCTCTCCAGTACCGTTGCATGCATGACACATAGGCGCCTCATCGTTGCTACCGTCGTCGCTCATCGCCTCAGTTATGCCTTTGACAATCTGGTCGAAACCTCCGTGATCTTTCAGGACCTTTAAAAACTCAGCAAGCTCCTCTTTGCTATAACCTGAAGATTGGGCGAACGCGGCGCCAGCCTCGTCGTTTATATTATTTTGGTTCCTCAACGCGTTTATCTTCACCTGCTTGATGAAGTGCTCAAGCTCGTCAATCACGTCCTGCGATACTGGCTCTTGGTCCATGTCGCCATAGTCCTCGACATCCTGCTCCTCAGGTTGTTGCTGTGTATCGAAATCATCAAACTCGCTCTCGTTGAAGTTAGAAGAATTCAGGCGACTGTTCATATCAATCTTGTCCTTGAAGTGATTATACTCCTCGCTTTTGCTCCTCTGCTCGAAGCTCTGCTTTACGCCAGCCGCCGCAGCCCTGTAATTATTCTGCTCGAGCACGTCTATTAGGTATTCCATGAAATCCAAACTGAAATTCTGTGAAAGCTCTTGCGCCTTCTTGATGAGGGCGTTAGGGTTACCCGCTGCGGCCGTCTTAAGGTTGTAAATGAAGTCATCGACCTGCTGTGAATTTTCATGCTCGTTGTCCTCGTCGCTATAATCCGGCTCGTCCTCTTCCTCAAGCGGCTGCTCGTCCTCTACTTGTGAGGCGTCATCATCCGCAGGCGGGTTGCTTTTGTTATTATTGACCGTATCGAGCGCCACCTGGTTTACATCCAAGCCTTTACTCGAACAAACATCATCGCAATTGGACATGATCTCGTCGAGGTCTGTTGCGTCCGCAGGCGAGAATGTCATGTGGCCGTTATTGTCTATGTAATCATAGAAGCTGTCTTCTGGGTGAAAATCTATACCAAGTTGGTTGGTAAGCGCGGCGAAGAAAGCCTCGACGTCCTCTATCGTAAGTATGTTGCCAGAGAACTTGTTTATAATACTCCTAACCCTGTTCGTGCGAACAACCGGCGTCCTGCCCTCCTTTATAGTGTCATACCCGGAAAGCCTATTGTTAAGGTCCCTGAGGATGCCTTTGACGTAGCCGAGATCGTCGGTGGTATAGCCGCCTTTGACAAGCTCTTTGTAAAGATTTGAAACGCTGACCATTACGTTGCGGGCAAGTGCCTTAAAGTACTCGAAGTTGTTCTCCCTCGGTGCGGCAACAGTTTTTTCCTTGCTGTAATTCTGGAAGTGCTCCTGTATCTCAAGCAGCTCGCCGATCATGTATGCAAAGTCGTCCGTAGACCTCTTTTCCTTGTCAAGGCCTTTCTGAAGTATTCTCGCCTTTTTGATAACACTCGCGAAAAGCGCCTTTACCTCTTCAAAACGTCTTGTCTGTAATTGTTCAGCAAATTCCCTACTGGCCATTTAAGTATTTATATTTTAAATATTAGAGTTATAAATAGAAAAGGACACAAAAATGTGTCCGTTTGCTTTATTTCTTCTCCACTATAACCGTCTCGCCGCAATGTATGCACCTGTACCTCCTGATCAAATTGCCTCTAAAAAAATAAATAGAATCACGTTTAAAGGTGTGGACTTTAAACCATTCACATTTAATCTTGTAGAGCAGCCTTTTCATTCATAGCAAAATCACTTTTAATCATATCGTCGGTTAATTTTTTGAATTCATCCCTGAGACCAAACAAATGTTGCTTGACCTCGAGTGTTCGCTTTATTAACCGTTCAATTACCAAAAGCATTCCTACCGTAAAAATGAATATAACTACATACATTAATAAAATTAAAAAACCCAAACATCAGTCCAATTCCGATGAGGTTGGGCTTCAAATTAAAAATTTCCTTTTCGCTTGCCGGTTATCAGATTGTCCTGGACTTCTCCTTCCTGGCCCGGCCAGTGTGTTAGAGTAGCAGTGTCAACCATAACGCCGTGGTGCTGTAAGATCAAAACAATCGACTTTGCAATCGCATCTGGAGTAGTACTTCCCTCCTTAAAGAAGTTTACAATTTCTCCATCCTTTACATCCCTATCGACACCATGACCACCGACTGCATTAATCTCAATCCTGAAACTACCCATAATCTCAAATATTTTCGTATAAAAACTTAAAACCTTTATGACTTATTTGTTTACCTTTCAAACACTGAACAATGCTTGTGGCAGTTAAGTTATTTTTATTCGCATATTGATTTATTCCAAATTCTTGCGAAATAAAATTGCCATCAGTATCAAATACAAAAAAACTTTTACCCATCTTATCAAGCCGTTTATCGTTAGATTCTTTTGTTTGCTTTTTACCAAACATTGAATTACCACTTCCACTTTGAGCTAAAGAATTTTTCTTTCCGATCTTGGCTTTTGTTTCTTCTGAATGTTTTTTACCACTGAACGCACAATTGCCATGTAAACCAGCAGTTAATCCAACCAACTCTCCAGATAACCACCTTATATCTTTATTACTGATTTGATAAACATTACCGTCTTTATCCTTGGCGTTAAAAATTCCTTTTGCAGAACTAACTAATTCACCAGACAAATAACGTGGGTCATCTTTAGCAACTTGTAAAAAATTTCCTTCAACATCTTTTACTGGAACAAAACCATTAGTACAACCAACAAATTCTCCGGAAAGATAACGCGGATCATCATTATACACTTTCAAATAGTTTCCATCCTTATCTCGAACCGAAACCATATTATTCCATAACATTTCTGTTATCCCGCCAATCATACGATTGTAAGTATCAGTTCGATGACAGAACTCTTGATCAACAATTTCTGCCTCTTTTGCCATCATGTCTTCTTTATTGTCAAAGACATGTAAAATCTCCTTCGCAAAATTCTGTCGGCCTAACTCTTTAATATCTTTTTTGAGGTGTTTGGAGCTACCCATGTACTTATCATTCACATCATAAGTACAATGTGCACCGACATAAATCTTACCATTCAATAAATTGGTAATCTGATAGATCACAAAAAATTTCTGTTTACCTAAATTCAAATTCATTCAAAACTTTACACTTTAAATACTATTAAATTTAGGTTCGGTGGAGCCAGAGGGAGTCGAACCCTCGTGTTTAACGTTTACGTTCTGTAGGAACTCACATGCTTATCGCTGGTTTCTTCCAGGAGAATATCAGATTGCATTTATATCTCGGTATAACAGCATTTTGCTAAGTGCTGCAGTTACGCTCAATGGCAGAAAAGCGAAACCACATTTACCCGACCACACTTGGCAAACACTTAGTAGTTTGCGCACTCTCCAGCAAGCTTATTAGGCTGCGATAGCACAAGGTGCTTCGGACTTGCTGAAAATGTTTCTTAGAATTGCGCCGCCTTCAGCGATTCTTTTGTTTTTTGCGTTTATAGCATCGAATGTATTTATTAGAGGAACTCAATTCGAATTGTCCCTGCATGACTACTGACTCATACACCGTTAAGTCGATAACCTGTTTGGCCCCATAATGTAAAAGAACTAATACTTTAAATACCCAATTAGAAGACAAAGATATGGGTAATTCCGAAATAAAAAAATTTATTTTTCGTTTTCAGTAAGAATTATGCTCAGGTCTGCACACTCTCGCCCGATCCAGATCAAACTGAATAGCCAAATGACAATGCCGAACACGGGGTATTCCTGTACGCGCCAAGTGCCGAAAGCGAGCCGACAAAAAAAATCTTCCAATAAAATACAAACGAGCATTAACGCTACGAAAATCAAGTATGTTTTGCTATTCCTTTTCATAGAGCAAATATGTACATAAGTTTCAAAAAGCACAAATAAGATAGAAGAACACACCACAGCTCCATATTTTCTGGAACTTTCTATTATAATATATACAATATATCCGTATATAGTGCGCGGATTTCACAAAAACGTAAAAAACGAGCCTTCTGTCTTATTTAAAATAAAAATAGTTAATGCCTATAAACATTCCAGGTCTTCCCTTATCGATACCAGTCAGTGTGCCTTCGGTCGTGACGAACGCCCTATTGCCGGTGACGGATGCAGTTACGGGAGTTGACCCGACTTATGGAGCATTGCTCGCGCTCATAAACCAGACGAGCGCGAGCCTGTTCAGCCCTACCGATACGATGGACGAGAACTACATTAAGGTTCTGACAGAAATAGAGGCCACAACTCTCGCATACTACGCCGACAGCAGAATTCAAATAGCGGTACAAGACGTCGAAATCGCTGGTGTGGCCGGCCAGATGCTTGCTGACAGCCAGTACTCGAACGTATTTGATGCGATGAACTCTCAGAATAGTGACATAAGTAACTACCTGGCAAACACCAGCGACATTTCTGATGATGTGCTCGTATACAACATTGATAGCATAACACAGGCTCCAGACCCGTCGGTTCAGAACCCGTTAAAGTACGACAAGACGATTGATACGAGCCAGTACATAAACACAGACTTCAACAACGGTGACATCCAGCCGCTTTGGCTCGCGGTGTCCGATCACGTACATACTGAACTTATAAATAGAAACACAACTGATAGTTATAACATAAACAAAGACGCAGCCACTACATCACAACAAGACAACAAAAAAATATACATTAACACTCCAGGCGTCACCAACGTTGGCTTTGACCTTGAGCAGACGCCAGGGTCCATGGACATATCTCATTCTGGGACCAATAAAACGGTCGATACATTTCAACCGCTCGACAACTATCCCATACATGGTAAAGATTACGTGTATAACAATCTGATGCAGAACATATCGGATTTCAACGCTAATAATCAGGACTTCAACCCGCAACACGTACAGTTTTACGGCGCATCAAGCACTCAAAACGACCCAACGCTATTCAAGGGTTGGGCCAGCAGGACGACGCCTAAGGGCAAGAAATTTATACCAGACGCGGCCAAGATGAGCACGAAGGACACGCCATTCAGCCAGGAGATAAACGATTCCATACAGCAAATGTACGGCAAGGCAAGCATCGACACCCCTCCAGGAGCCTACAGATTTTTTATAGAAAAACTGCACGGAAGGTACGACAATGGTGACCCTTATAAGAAGAACCCTATTGCGTCACAGCTCGGCATAACAGGCAACAACAACTTGAGCAACAGGATGGTTTTCTCCGCCTACATAGATGGGTTTTCTGACCAGTTTTCTTCTCAGAAGTCTGAGTACAATTTCCTTGGAAGGGGGGAGAGTGTTTCCATGTATAAGAACACTACGAGGTCAATGAGCATATCCTTTTCTATAATCGCAGACTTCTCGCTCGACTACTTCGCTGCTATGCAGCAATTGAATCAAGCGATCGCCAACTCGACGAATGTTGTCGATCAAATACAAGCAATACAGGACGCAAAGCTCGACTGGGGAAACGGCTACATGATACCACCAATACAGAAATATGATGGCCAGGTAGGAAACCACATACCCGGCAAGTATTCGGACACACCTAACACGTTGTGGCTCAAGTTGAACTTCTTGGCCCAGTGCGTGTATCCTTACTACAGAACTGACGGCAAAATGAAAGAGCAGCCGCTGATCAGACTGAGGGTAACCGACATGTTCGACCTCGTTTGCACCATAAAAGACTATACACTCGACTTCAACGATTTCAGCAACATGATCGACTTGAATCCATCGTATATAGGCCACGTACCAATGGCCGTTAAAGTCAATATGAACCTCCAGGTAATACACGACGACGAGCCTTCGTCGAACTATTTCGGTTTCTATAACAGAAGGGAGTTCGACAACGGCGAAATAAGCAGGCAGACTGGTGTGGGGTTGTTGAGTATAGACAACAACAACTCTTCCGGGTCCTCTACGACGAATCCGGTTAACGGCACCAGCGCGAACCCTTCTGTGTTGCAGAACGGCACGGCTAATTACAATAACCAATTGAGCTCATATAAAAGCTCTTACAACAACTTAACGACTGTGACGCAAAATACAACGAGCTCTTTGGCCGCAAAACAGGCGGCGCAGGATGCTATGAACGCATACATAAGGGTGGCTTACGTGGCCAACCAGATAGCCGCGCAAATGGGCATCGGTAGCAACAGTGTTTCCGTCATAGGCGGCGCGTCCATCCCTCAGAACAGCAACAGTACTACCACGCAGAGCAAACAATACAGCAGCAGCGCGAGTAACCAAGATATAACGAACACGGACTTGATAATAAATGGAAGCCCGGTGGTGATACCTAAGTCTGCGAACAACATATCGACTACCGCCCCTCTCGTATCCCAGCCTCAAACACTGCAGGACATAATAAACAAGAGCGTCAAGACAACGCCTTCGGCACCGAGCACGCAGTTAACACCTATAAGCAACGCCATTCCGCCTGCGAGTCAGGCAGGCGATATTGTTAACACTGGTAGTTATATTGGGAGTAACGTTGGTTAATTTTTTTACGTATTTTTAATCTTAACAACAATGATTAATAGATATGACTTAAGTACAGACGTGCCGCAGCCGATCAGGCAGATATTGCCGGCGAACACGGACCTATTTCATACGCTCAAGATGGGCGAGAGGCTTGATAATCTTGCTAATGTGTATTACCTCGACCCTGGTTTGTCGTGGATAATAATGTACGGCAACCCTCAGTTCGACAACGAGTTCGAGGTACCGATAAACGCAGTTTTAAGGATACCGTACCCTCTAACGAGAGTGACATCGACATGGTTAATCAATAAAGACATATAACAGGAATGCCAGACTACGGTAATCAGATATACAATGGCGTATATTCACAATTAGCGCCGCCATTCGGACCATACACAACAGATCAGGCGACCCTGCTCGCTAACCTTGCCGTGGCACAATCGCAGCAAGAGAGCGGACAGAACTGGAATTCGATAGAGGCCACCTCGAGTGATAACAACGTGTTCGGTTATAACTATGTGGGTCAGACGACTGGCGGTATAACACAAGGGCGGCCGCAGCCTGGTGGCGGTTATTATGCCGCTTATCCGAACGTTACTGACTCAGGGGCGGAAATAGGTAGATACTTGAATCGCCATTACTCGGATTTTTCTACCGTTACAGATCCGACAAGTTATGTAAACGCACTCGCTAAGAATTCTTATTTCTTGAATGGCACACCTGGGGAAGATGTGGCAGGGAAGACTGCCGACTACTTGAGTGGTGTAAGTTCTAACTATTACAGGAATAAAGGGCTGGGACCGTTATCTAACACTGCATCGGATGTAACGAATGTAAACTATGCTTCAGATTTCTTAAAACCTTACAGTGCGCCTTCGATTGCTCCACCGAACGACTTGTCGTTGTTAAACGAACTGGCAAACCTCAATGCAAACATTAGTAACATAGAGAACGATAATTCTTATGTTACATGGGGCTCGCGGTCCGATAAGGGCGAAAGTTCTGACTGGATTGGTTTGAGGCAGTTCATAATGTATCTTGCGTCAAGGTATTACCCGCAATCGTTTATACCGTTTGTGGAGTTGATACCTGTGTTTTTCATAGACCAGCCACAGGCGTCTAACGCCGGGATGAGTGCTCTTGAAACAGATCTAAATACAAATGACATTAGCAGGTTTAATGCAATGAGGACTTCTTTGATAGGCGCTGACGGAAGTAGTGGTATACAGGCTAACGGCGGCATAGATTTAATGACGCTCGACCCGTTTCAAGATTACTCTACCGGGTTATACATGGACAACGCCGCGAACACGGCATTAAAGAGCACGTCAACAGGCAGAGGGTTCGGCTATAGAATTTTAGGCAGCTTGGTCATGAGCCCTTCGGCAAACGTCGGCTCTACATCTAAAGCTGGAGCTATTGGCTTTAAGTCGATAGAGGTACAAGCCGGCTTGCAGCTCGGCAAGGGCCTCTCTTTAATAACCCTAAAACTTCTTGACGTACAGGGAAACAAATTCTTTGACATAGCTTCACCGTGGTCTTTCCTTATAAACCCGCCGAAGCAGGCCGGCGATTTCTATTTCAGGTACGGATGGCAGCTAAGGATACCGAAGGATGATAAGGACATAAACAGCTCTGCCTATAAGTTCTGGAATCACCCTGGCTGGATACTTTTTGACAATGGCACCTTGAAGCAAGACATAATGAACAAGGCGGCGGCTAACGATTATACAATATCGCTTACGCAGTCAAATTCCATAAACTCGCTTTGGTACCCCGGGTATACGATTAAAACTGTTGACGACATAGCCGTCTTTCAGATAGATAGGCAATTGACTATAGAACACTATGGATTGATTTCTATACTGTCTTCAGACATAACGGTTAATTCACAAGATGGATCGCTTAGCGCAGACGTCCACTATCGTTACAATAATACTTTTGCAAACTGCTTCTGCCCTATAAATCTTGCAATGAACATGCATAAGCTTGCAAATGATAAAAACGGTCTGACTACAAACTTGCTCGACTTTATAAGTGCATTCCTAAACGATAACTTTGCATTTTTAAAGCAAGACCAAAACTATAGTCAGTACTCTAACAACGCTATAAATCCAAATTCATCTGCCTACACTAATCCTAATGGCATCAATACGAGTTATGCTCACAATCAAAGGCCGACAGCTGTTTATGATTCGTCGTGGTTACAGGTTAGGAGGGTGAACCACCAAAATATAACAACGCCGCCGCACGACATACACATAAATATAACTGGCGATGATGTGAAGTTTTTGACAACTAACATAAATGCCAAAAACAGCGACACACTTCTGTTGACTTGGGTGCAAACAGTGTTGTCTAACAACCACATGACAGTAAGCGGGCCTGGCGACTCTGACCTGGCAAATCCTAACGGAAGGTTCTTTATTATATGGGACGACCCTGTCCAGCTAACAGACGAATCCGTTATAAAACAAAGCAGCATATTATCCACTTCACAAACACAGTTTATAGGTGTCACCGGCACCAACAGGCTCGTCATACCGGACGATGTGTTTTCATTCAGATTTATGGGGTCGCTTGTGGAGGATATAAAAATAAAAGGCAATCCGACTCCTACTGGTCCAGGGATACAGGGCGCGCAGAACGCGGCGAACAACATAAACAAAGACGTGATTAACCCGCCGGATGTGCCGACTACAGGCGCTATAACGTTCGAACAGAAAAGAACAGAACAGAATTATTATTTAACTACTCTTAGAAACGCTGACATAAAAGCAATTGCCCACCCTTGGCTGAGTGTTGGGGATCCTGCCTTTATGAAAGGGACCGGATTATTCGACGGACAGTATGTGATCTCTACGGTTAAACACATACTAAGTGAAGATGGAAAATTTATTTCCGAAATAAGCTGCGTGAAATCAATAGGTACAGAAGATTACAATTCACTGCTGAACAGCCAGAAGAAGGCAGCATACTATGCGCAAGAAAACGCAAACACAAACATCGCTCAACCGATTAGCGATTACAATGATTTCCAGCCAGCCTTCTAAGATTATAATTGTGGCGACAACTAATTAAGCTTCCTTTGATAGAAGTCGAGGAACATGACCCACTGTATTGACATAGAGGACAATATTATCTTCAGGTTTGTGTCCTCTGCTGGGCTCTCGAGCAGGTCGTAGAAGAAAACCTTCACGACCGGGTTCTCGAGCCTGTGGGCTATCGGTATTTTGTTTATCTGCTTTAGTATCTTATCGTAGCTGTCTATGAGGTATTCATCCTTGAAGCTGAATTTATTATTGCCAATGTTCTCTATGACCTTACCGGCGGCATCCTGAAAGTAGTTGGTGTAGTAGTCGTCTTGGTCGTCGACGCTCTTTATCTCCAGCATAGAGTCTATAAGACCGCTCCTGTTGTTGTTGTAATACTTGGCGAGACCATCCGCTTCCCGCCTTATCTCGGCCGCAAACTGCTGTGAGAATATGATAACCTGGTCTACCACCTCAAACATATACTGGTTCACCATTACTTAGCTTTTTTCTTAGTTAATCTTGTATGCGCCGCGACGAGTTCGTTGATTGCATCGTCGCTCATCTCGCTCTTACCAGGCTCCTTTACGAGCTCCAGATCAAGCACCTTAGTTATTATTTCAATAAGCTCTTTCTTAGTAGTTATAAATTCAATATCCTCGTAGAATTTCCTCTTCTTGACAAGAAGTGAGTGAAGCAAGAAGTCCTTTATTAGCACGTTAAACTTAAGCGCCGTACCTATAGGTATTATGGAATATATTGACGAATCGTCAGTCTCCATAAAATTTTGTTTCTTCCTAAACGATACAAAATAATCCAGCATCTTCTTCTTCTTTGCCTTTTGTTTTATCATTATCATTTTATATCGTTTATTTTCTTTATGATCTGATTAGAATCAAGAGCGGCAAGGTCCTGCCTGGCTATCACAGTAAGCTCGACCAATCGCATCGCGGCTATTTTCGCCTCCACCTCCGCAAGCAGTGTTACGCCAGGGTTGTCAGGTATCATCGCGCACACTTCTGCGAGCAGCTCGCATATATCAAGTATCTTCTCTATCTCCGTTTCACGAGTCATTAAAGTTCTATTAGGTTGCTCTGCTGCCTTTGTTTTACGTTATTGTGTGCCGGCTGGCTCTCGAGGTTTGTTATCCTCTGAATCAGATTGGGGACGATCGCTTGGTACTTCTCTATAACCTTCGCTTGCAGACTCTGATTCGCCGTCACGACCGTGTTGTTTAGCCAATATATACTGTCGATCTCGTATGCCTGCATGAATATGCCGAAGTCGAGACTCATTTTCATGTCCTCGTCATCTGGCCAGTCGCAATAGTACTCCTCTATGTTCTCGTTAAGTATCTTCTGAGATATGACACCCTTTTTGAAGTATTCGTGCACTATTAGCTCGCCGTCGGCGAACGTTGGCAGGTTGAACGAGTAATACTCGCCTTCATCCTTGCCGGACATGATGGAATATATTTTATTCTGCTTGTTGACAACCTCGAGTTCTGCGCCAGCGAAGGCACCCTGTTGTATGGGTGCCTTCATTTCCGGCGCTATTGTTCTTTCTGGTATGTTTTCGAATACCGATTCTTTTTTGTTAGACATTTTTTCTTTCTCCATAAATACAAATATGATACATAGTTATATTAAACTAAAATCTTATCTATAAGATTCAGACCGAGTACTTCCTCCGCGCTGACGTAATGATCGAACCCGTCTTTGGTGTACTGCTTGAGCCATTTCTTCGCCTCTTTTACGAGTTCCTTTTCGGAAAGGTCCTCTTGGCCCTTTCGCGAGTAGTGAGCGTACAGCGCAAACAACTCGAGCTGCTCGTCAGATATGTTTTTTACAGTGTTCTGTACCTGATTCGCTGTGCCGCCGACACCCTCAATCTGCATGTCGTGTAACATGAACTTACACCTCTTTGTAGCGGACCTCACACCCGTTCCGCCGGCGAGCAATATAGTGGCCGCGCTCATGCATATACCCTGCGCTTTAGTGTTAACTATTACACCGTCCTCCCTCTTCAGCTCGTCGTAAAAATCAAGCGCGGCCGATATAGAATATATCGAGCCGCCGCAGCTCGATATGTCGAGCGTTATGTCGTTAAAATCTTTGTTCTCTACTACTTTCCACCACTGTTTTATTAGTTCATACTTTATCCTGAGTATCGAGCCTATGTCCTCTGTGAGCTCACCGAACACATGTATAACCCTGCTGTCGAACCTAACGCCGAATTCCGAAGAATACTTCAACTTCTCCGCAAAAAACTTTTCGCTCATTTAATTTTTTTTGATTTTATAAGACTTTTCAATGTGCTGACGTACATATTGCAAACATTCTCGAAGCTGAATCTATAAACTTCCTTACTTGTTTTTATGTAGTCTACTTCCTTTAAAGAACTATAGATTTTTTCGAATCCTGATACGCAATCGTCTATGTTCGGGACGGACCACTTGGTGTCTTCCTTGTAAAGCCACATGAACTCCTCCTTCGCAACGACGTCTTTTGTTGGGACGAGTATCGCGTTATCATTGTTTAAATAATCCATATATCCGTTATTTTCGCTATTGAGCGTTATAATGGGTTTTCCCATCACCATCATCCTCATCAACGGGATGCCAAACCCCTCCATCTTCGAGAAGGAGGCGTATATATCGCACCGGTCCCACAGGTATGCGAGCTCGTCTTCTTCCAGGTTGCAGGAAATCTTCAATATCTTCGCCGGGTGTTTGTACTTCCTCTGTAGTCTCACCGCATTCATCTTCATGCTCTCGTTGTTTAGAATCGTCCCAGGGCTTAGCTTGGAGTCTTTGAGCAGCAGTACGACGTCTTTGGTATACACCTTGTCTGAAAACGCCTTTATGTAAGACTCGTAAAGTATTTCTATCCCCTTTCTTGGGTGAAACGTCGACTCGTGGTATATGACGGTTCTATCGCCTACCTCACGGTCGACATAGGACTTGAATTCTTGGCTTGTTTCCGCACGCAGTATGTTAGGCTTAAAAAAGTTTGGTATGACCACAATGGGCTTTAAAACTCCGTTCTGGAGCATTATGGACCTACCTGCGGTGCCTGGTGTGATTATCAGGTCGAACATGTTGAGCATGTCTACCACATCATCCTTTATTGAGGTGCCGTCGATCGGCTGAATGATCACTTTGACGTCATAGCCTTGGAAGTCTTCGCTCTTGACAAACTCTGGCTGTATAAAATGACAAAACAGCAGTTCTTTATTCGAAGGCTGCTGTTTTTCCCATTCTTTTGTAAGCTCGAATTCCTTTTCGAAACACTCGGACAGATCACCGGTTACTTCTCCTATGGATCCAGCCATCTCTGATACGAAGTGCATGCTTGTTTTACTCATCGTCCTTTTTTACTATAGACTTAATTTTATTCTGGAGATCCGTCAGTTGGCACAACAGAAGCCCTAATTGCATACCTATGTAAGCCGTGTTGCCGTCAAAACACTTCACGGTATTTATTATGAATGATTTACTGCTCTGTAACTCGTCGAACACTTCCGCCAACTCAGTATTAATATCTTTATCCATTACCAACTTCAGTTTTGTGTTTGTACCTTAACTCCTTGAAGTTATCGTCAGAGTACAAGTAGAAAAGGTTGGACTTAAATATAAGGTTTACGGTCCTTATAAATAACTTTATTAATGCTTGTTTCATTAGCATGTTTGTAGTAGTGTGTTGCTCGCGTCGTAATATGTCAATACGAGAGTGTACAGACTCGCGTTAGACAGCCCGGTAAACGAACCCGAAAAGTAGTTGTTCGTCATAGGCATTGTAAAGTCAACCGAGTATGTAGGGTGACCTGATGCGGTTATCGTAGCGGTTATCTTCGCTATATTAGAGTTTGTAAACGTCGTGCTGTTGAGTGAGAACTCAAAATTGAACACGGTAGTGCTCGACGTATTCGTCACATACACAGGAATAGGGCAATCGGTAGTTGGCGATGACAGAGGGCACTCGGTCAGGTTCTGGTACGGCGGGATATAATCGCTACCCGCGACGTCTACCGTGTTCGCCTCCGTTAGTCCGGTAGGCGTGTCCCCGTGATTACTGTCGACCTGCTTAAGCAATAAGACTATTTTATTTCCTGTGTTTGCCATTATCTCGAATATTGTGATATTTGACCGTCGGTCGACCACACCGATGAGGAGGCAGTATCTACTGTTCCCCAGCTCGTTGCGTATGACCACTTTGGTGCCCCTGGTGCAGCGCCGAAAAGCGTGTTCGTACCACCAACCTGGGTCAATGTGGAAAAAACAGTGTTAGCATATAATTCCTGTATTTTGTAAGCGTCCGGTGCGGACGGATCTCGCTGTATTTTGTACGTAACGGATATTGGTGATCCGTCCGCACCAGGATTGCCTTCAGAGTAATTGCCAGATACAAATAGCTCTCCGGTTATAGGGTCCTGGATTATGCCAAACGATATGTTGCTTTTTCCCTGCCTGTTGTTAAAGGTATAACTGTATACAACCGTCTGGTATGTACCAGACGTGGAGTCGGTATCAACAACAAACATCATGTTAGAACCGAAGTCGAATATGTAAAGCTTTTGGTAATAGCTGTCAAAAAAACCAGAACACCAATACTGAGAGCCGTAAAAAGCAACTGCTCTATATGCACCGATGTTAATAGTCGAAGGGGTCCCGGAGAAGTCGAGGTTGTATATGGCGATGTAATCATGACCGGCCGCAGAAGATTCATTCACCAAAACCCATGCCTTTCCGTTTACCTCGAAATACAGAGTGCCGCCGTCTATATAGGATGAGCCATCTGTTATGGTCGATATTGCAACATTATCAAGCGTCTTAGTAAGCGACACCCTGTCAAATACCGTTAAGGTAACAGAATAATCGTCGTATGCTATTATTTGGGTGCTGAACAAAGACAAGCTTAATCTGTTAAACCCATTGCCGGTTGAGGTGTGTGTGTTCACATCCCAACCATAGGCGAGATTTGCATTTGAGGAGGGCAGAATAAAAGAATCCGAATTGATGTCGTACACAGCCAAGCCGCCGGTATTTTTACCAACCATATAAAGCCTTCTATTGTCAGGATCAATTTTGGCGGCGTATATATAATCCGTCAGGCCTATCCTATGAGTCACGCTGCTGAATCCACCGGAGTGGGAGCTAATCGCAGATAGAACGGCCGGGTCGAAACTAAACACGTTACTCGTCGCGTCATCCTCATCAATGCAATATATCAAGCCGCTCGTGCTATCATAAAAAAGATATGCCGGCGAACTAAAGCCTGTCCAATAGTTAATCAGATCGAACACCTCTTCCTGCTCGCAGACGTAGGTGTCTTCTATCCACACGTAGTTTGGCGTTATGACACTGCCAATGACCGTTCCGGTAGAAGTACCGGATGCACAAATAGTTATGACCCTAAAGTCGTAATCCGTATTGTCAGTTAGGCCTGAAATACTCCAAGTAGTGTTCGGCTCGTTTGGAGTGGAGTTTGTCCAGGCGCCAGCACCGGTTATCCGGTAGTCAACCTGGTAGCCTACCGCTCCGCTTGCCGCGTCCCAAGATAAGTTTACAGTTGACATTTGTTATGGTGTGAATTTTGGATCCTCGTAATCTGTTAAGTAATTGTAAAAGCTATCCGCCTCATAGAAATAAGCTTGCCCACAAGCACACTCCCTCTCCATCTTCTTCATTTTAGATGGATCGTAGTCTGGTTTGGCGTGTATGAACGATCTCACCCTATAAGGCAGGAAGTCGAATTTTATGTAAAGCACCTCTTCTTCAGCTTTGAATTCTATGGGAACACCCATGGTCTTCCTGAGGTAAAGGTTCACCATTTCTTTTGTCATCTATTCTTATTTAGCTATTAAGAAAAAGTAGCCGTTAAGGTAGTAACATTCGGACAAGTAGATGTGGCGGACACAACCTCTCCAGCAGATGATGCGCTGTCTATACAGTTTACAACGACCATGAAGTCATAGGCGGCGCCTGATGTCAGCCCGCTTATCGAGAAAAGGACCGGGTCTGGCGCACCTGTGTTTGACAGTGGCGAGCCGGATGCAGTCGTGTAGACCGAATCCGAGTGCAGCTTGTAACTTATGGCGTAAGATATTGCCGTCGGTTTTTTGTCCCACTGCAAATTGGCCGTAGTGCCAGAGAAAGATGCTACGTAATCGGTAACGTCGAGACAAGGTGTTGATGCCGTGTATACGACCCCAGACGCGCTTCCTGATGAACAGTTCGTCGTCACCCTGAAGTCATAGGAATTACCCTCCGACAAGCCTGTGATTACACAAGACGTAGTCGAATTGTGAGCATTGAACAACGTGTATGAGGAATCGGAGCTTAGCTTATACTCAACTTTATAATCGACCGCTCCACTGGCTGGATCCCAAGATAGGTTTGCTGTAGACATTTATTGTTTATTATGTGAACAGAATGGCCTCGACCGTTTCCGTCCCGCTGTTATTTATTGGGTTTGTTAATACAAATCTCGGGTTGTTAAATCCATCCGCCACGGTGACTGTAAAATCCACGGTATCTATTAGTTTCAAGCCGTTCCTGAAAAGAAAATAATATGCCGGTGTGCCACCACCATATATGACATCCACGTTAACCTGGCCCACAGTTAGCTGTGCTGCCGACTGCAAGAAGTAAGCAGAATACTGGCTGTAGTTGTACATATTCCTAAGCGTTTGGGAATCTTGAACAGCCGCTCCAATACCATTGGACACGTCACTAATATCTAACTGTTTAGCCTTGTATCCTGCCATTAAATGTAGTATTGTGCGTAAACAATATCCGTCGTCTCGAGATTGTACCCGGCGTTGGATGAGTTCCAAGTTATCGTAGTAGAGGCGACGCCGAACGAAGGGCCCGACCCAACAGCAAACTCCGTCTTCCCATTAACGATAAGAGTAACATTGGCTGCGTTGTTAGGTGTCAGAGAGAGGTTGGACACAACATTTAGAGCCGTCACGGTCAACAATTCCGTCTTTGGTATAGAACTCGCCCCGACCGGATCCTGGTTTATGTTTCTCGAAACGGAAGAGACCAGTGCATCTGTCGGTAGCGTCGCGAAAGTAAACCTGTAGACGAAATCGAAATCAACGTTCTGCGTGGCGGAAAACGTGTAAGTCTGCTCTATGCCAGAACTGTCGAGGTAATAGAAACTAAGCACGTAGCCCGATGAGTAGGTTATTCTACCGTACACTTCATTGTTCGTATTAGTAGACAGTTTCTCCTTGCTCGTGGAATCGAATACCTCGGCCTTGTTGAGAGGCGAAGACGTGATGATGCCAGTAGTAAACACGTCAGTGCTTACCTGCACGGGCACTGATACACCGTTGTTTCCGGCTATAGCCAGTGCGGACGTAAGGGCGGAGGTGACAGACACACTCAGCGAACCGGAGCCCACCGAAAGGTTTGTTATTTTAATAGGCGCGGTGATTATTTTATTAATCTGTTTCGCTGAATATAAGCTCATTTATTAATTTGTTTTTTAAATATTAACTATTATGCACAACCTGGATCAAATTCGCCATTCATCATCGCGGTTATTCTCGTCAATGCCGAATTCATATTGGCGGAGTCAACGAACACCATGACGTACGGCACGTTGTCCATCGTATTTACCGTCAGCATGGACCCCTGTACCTGTATGACGTTTATCTGCGCCCTCTCCACGAATATGAACTGTGTGTTTTTATTAACAGTGAAACAAGCCGTGTTGCTGTCCACCTCCACGTCGTTACACACGAGCCCCTCCAGGACGTTGTTCTGGCCCTGCGAAACGGGAATTATTGTAACCGCCTTTGAGCTGTTGTACACCGGGCTCCACATCGGGCTGCCATCCGAGAAAAAATCTGATCCTGTAAGCATTATTCAAATATTGCGTTTAAGTTTCCAATAGAGCCACAAACGTAAGCCTGGTCATCGTCGCAGCCTTGTATGTCGTTCCCGTTTGTAATGAGATACATCCTCAGGTCCGCCTTCACGGCTTGCGCAACCGATATGAACAGAAGTGAATAAGGAGCCGAAGACTTCATAAACAGCTTTATTATGTTGTTGTCAATCTGCCAAGAAACTATATCAGCTATGTTGAAAAGCTTCAGTATGGTGCCATTCTTTTCTATCTTCATGGACACGTTTACGATGTCCGTCTTAACATCACAGCCTATCAGGTTCTGCGTTAATATGTCGTTGTACGAAGGCACCACGGCAGCTTGTGCAGGCGTGTTGTTGGTCTTGTCGACCCACTTAACCTGGCCGTTGTTCCAAAAGTTTGTTTGGCCTCTTGACATTACTCTCTTACTATTATTTCATACTTAATATGCGTGTCCGGCAGCGTAAATATCATCCCGTTAGGGTCTGTGAATTCCACTTCGGCGTAATAAACACCAGCGCAAGAGAAGTCCAGGTGCGTCATCTGATAGCCAAGCTCACCCAACGAAAGATTAACTATATTCATCCTGCCCTTGAATATTATGTTGTCGCTGTAGTTAAATACATTCAAGTATATAACGTACTGGTCCAAGTTCGGCAACGTTATTGGGTCGCCGAATTGCTCCCCAAGTTTCTTTACGAAGCATCTGAAACAAGGCATCGTGTCGCCGAGCTTTAAGTTAAACTTATAATTCGGCACAACAAGGAAAGGCTTCTCATCGTAAGTCTTCTTGTACGCCCAAGTGTTTATGTCTATAAGATCAACCTTGTCGTAATCAGTAGTAAAAGTATTAAAACCGGATGGCTGACTCATTGCATTTTAATTTTAAATACTAATTAGAGTAAACAAAGAGGCCACCATAAGGTGGCCTCGTATTTATATTAATTTTCAATTTCATCTTCAATCATGTTCCGAACCTTCCTGGCGCCCTTGACGCCAAGCTGTTCCTTTAGTATGTAGAGAACAGCCTTTAATTCCCTTATGGCCGCCGTATTTTCTATCAGCGAGTTGGTCGTCTCCTTGTTAAGCTGCTTGAACTCTAATATGTCTTTTTGCAGTTCCGCTATCTTGTTCTCGAGCAACTGATACTTCCCGTCGATGTACTCTGACATAGCGTTGGTTTTCAACTCGTTCTTCAGGATCCTCTCCCTGATAAGTATGTAACCGCCAATCAATGAAGCAGCGGCAGCACCTATGGATACCAAAATATCATTACCAAGGCCTTGTATAATACCCGTGTCCAGTAAGATGCTCATTACTAATAATTTTCTTTTTTAAATAGTATTCTCGTTGTTTTTTAAACTACGCGAACACACTTAATCGAGACCCAATTCCTTCTTGACACGTATTGCGTTCCTCCTCGTCTTGCTAAGCTTGCTCGTATAATTATAATTCTCGCTTATAACAGACTCTATCATCTTCAAGGACGGGGACGCAGTCACCTTGTGCAGCAACGCATTTATTTCCATATTGAGCTTCTCTGTTAGTATTCTCTTAATATCTGGTGTACTATCAACACCCTCGAAGTTAAGGTTTGAAAACACGTTGTTCTCACTGCTCATACCAAGCAGCGATGCTTTCCTTTGCTCGCTTGCAGGCTCCTCGTAGAACCCATTCTCATTCAACTGTGAAAGTCTCCAGTTTATCTTTTTCTCTATCATCTGGTCCTTGAAAGTCTTCTCAATCTCCTCGTCGGTGTAGTGAAGCAACTCCTTCAAACTATCAGTGTAAGACATAACATTTAGACCAGGATTAGAAGGATCCCAAGCACTCTTAACAAGGTCTATTCTCTGCTGCAACAGTTCATTCTTAGTCTTCTCGGCAAGGGTTGAGTTTATGTTCATCTGTATCTGGAACGACCCGAGTTCCTCTTGCGAACAGCCATTCATGTGTAGATGGACAAGTGCTATGTGCAGCAACCCCTCTATGTAGTTGCCCTGATACTGCCTAATCGCACCAGCGAAACGCAAATCCTCTTGCGCGAGGGCGGCTTTGTTACTATTGTGAACAAATACACCACTCTCAAGAGCAAAGTTGTGATACTCATCAACCTCAAGGTCATACACGTATTCTTCGACATCGAGATTCAAAACCTCTATGTCTGAAACGTAATAGTCCTCATCAAATATGTTTTTTAACCTATCACCGATCTTAAGCTCATCCGCCCTCCTGTAGCTCAAGTTTTCGAGCATGAATGGGTGGTTATCCGTCGATTCAACTATGTGCTTACCATTTATGGTTATCCTATAAAGCATATCCACGACTTTTGTCTTTTTACACCAAAGTATCTTGCCGCTAAGTATGATGCCATACTTGTTTGAAGATAAAGAGTATATCTTCTTCGGCTCGTCGCTCTCCAGGAGCCTCGAAATCTCGCCTATAGTTAGGACGCCGTCTGTGGTAAGTATCTTTGTGTTCTCCCTAAGGCACAAATCCTCCTCAAACGTCAAGTAACTCTTAGGTATCAATAGGCCGGCAAACAAATCGTCCTTTATTATCTTGTAGTCCTCGAGGTCGCCCATATTAGTTGCACCTTCGAGCACCCTAACGTCAGACGTATCACCCTCAACAGTTGGCATGTAAAGGTTCTCCATAATAGAGATCGGATTATGCTTGTAGTCAAGCTCACCTGTCATTGGATTAACAAGCGGCCTCTTCATCATCTGCTTCTTCAACTCTGCAGCATACCTAAGCGCATCGTCAGCACCAAGACCAGTAGTATCTATTTTGAAAAGGAGCCTCTGTGGTGCACGAGTAATCCTGTATATTATCATAGCCTCCCTCATCAGTATTATCCTTCTGTAGGTGTCTACTATAGACCTCAAGATCGACTGGCCGTACGGCTCAGTTTCAAGATCCTCTATGTTCTTCCAGTGAACTATCTCCCAAGGCTCGAACTCAAGACCATGACCGTACCAAGTGTACTTGAAATCATCGAGGCTCGCTGAATTGTCAAGAAGTTGTATCCTTATCGACTCTGGTGGCAGATGGATTAGATCAAGTACACCTACACCCTGCCTCGTGTCCAAGAAGGAATAGTGGTTGCCGAATTTCAGCAGGCTCCTTACGTGGTAATACGATGTTGAATTTATTTTTAGGTTTTTGTAGAAGCAGTCTTCGAGCAGTTTCTTTATCCTCTTGTCCTCCGTTATGATCTTGATAACGTTACCATCCGTGTCCTTCGTACAGTTATGCACGCTAACATAGAAGCTATCAGTCAACTTAATCATAAAGTGGTGGTTAGGGACCACGTGTACGAGATCGAATACTTCCTCCTCGCCGGCCGATTCTATACTCTCTATCACAGTAGTGTTGAAGTTTGCCACCTTACAACTACATGCGGGGTCTACAGAGTAATACATAGACCATATCTTGTCGCCCACCCTAAGGTCCTTGAGTTGCTTGAACAACCCAGGCCCGACCATTATCTCGTGGTTGTCGGTGCACTTGAACGACGCCTCGAGCTTGTTGTCCCACTCCGCGGAGTCGTAGCTTATGTTCCTCGCGACGGTAACCTTGAATACCGGCTTGACACCATTGTTCTGTATGTTGGTCGCCTCATTCCACTCTACCCTGTTGAACATCTTGTCAAATGACTTCACGTAGAATGAGTCCTTCTTAGTATTGTATAACTCCCTTATGGTCTTGTCACCGCCAGGCGTGGTAACTATCGTATCCCCAGTCAAACATACCTCTTGGCCGTACAACCTTATAGCTGCATTTATTATAGGGAACGTGTTGTCCATCCTCCTGTATTCGTCATACAACTCTATGTGCTTCTGGGTCCAGTTCTTCGACTGGAGGTACTGCCTGAACACCTGGAGTTCCCTTTTCTTATCGAGTTCTCTCCTTGAGATAGGCGTATCGAACGTCTTAATGCCGTTGTCTGTAAACTTCATCAGATCGCTGCCGTCGACCTTTTTGAAGAAATTACTCATATTGTTGAAGAAATTACTCTTTTTATTTGCCATTTATTTATATCCGGTTATATATGCTATTTTTTAATTATTTTGAATTTATTTTATTTCATCATAAATAAAAAATGACGACTAATTGTCGTCATTTATAATCATTTTTATCAGTATTTATTTCTTTTCCACAGAGTCCTGTATAACCAAGGCGGTCAGCATCTCGTTTGTCCCCTCGAAAGCCATGTCAAGGTCCCTCATGAACGCCGCTACAGTTATGCCTTGCTTCTCGCAAATGTTGTATATGTTGTATATCGAGTCGAGCGCGGTCTTGGCCTGCTTGATGAGCTCCCTCTTCGTATTCGACGTGATCTTAAGGTTCATCTTCGCCTCGACGAGCTCACCGTCTACGAGCTTGCCTTGCGCTGCGAGCTTAGCTTTGTTTTTCACTTTAGCCGCCTCCCTCTTGTAGCCGTTCTTGGCGAGGGCCTTTGCTTCCTTCTCGTAATACGCGGCATCGTCAGCCTTCACGTCCTCGTCGAGTTCCTCCTTGTTCTTCTTCTTCTTATCGTCGATGGTTTCCACCTCGATGCTCTTTATGTATGCTCCACCGTCGCCATCCCAACCGAAAATTTCCCCGCCATCATCATCATCTTTGTCCATTTCCACAGAGAATGAGTGACCAGTGTTTCCTCTCGTTTGTAATGCCTTCATTATACTCTCAAGCGAACCGTCAGGATCTTTCGCGAGTATCATGAACTTTTTGGTTTCTATGCTCTCTTTAAGATCTTTTTTGCAACCGCAAGAACAGCTTTTGTTTATATCACACATTGATTTTTTATTTTAAATATTACTTATTTTTCTTCTTCTCATGATACTTTTCGAGCTTTTTAAGTAACAGTTCTTTAACCATGTCTTGGTTGTCTTTGAAGTCTTTTTCCCATATTCTTACTAAGTCGTAGCCGGCCACTTCCGCCAAGTGATTTTTAAGCTTGTCGTTTTTTTTTGCCTTCTTTTGTTGGCTGTTTATTGGACCATTTTTGTAAACCGCAGGGTTGCAGTGCCAGAAGTCACCATCCATTTCTACAACTATATTGGTGTCCTTTATGATGAAGTCGTAGAATTTCCACGAAAGCTGAAACTGTGTATCAAACTCAATCCCGATGCTATTCATGAATTCCCCGAATTTTTTTTCGAGTTTAGAAGTTCCTACTGTTTCCTTCGTTATTGGCCTCTTTTTCCTCTTTTTTTTGATCTTTGCAATGGTTTTCAGCGGCTTAAGAGGTTTTAGTTTCTTTGCTTTCATCTTATTTTTAAATACTGGCCGTGAAATCCGCGCACTATATACGGATATATTGTATATATTATAATAGAAAGTTCCAGGTGTGGTGTTATGTAACTCCAGTTTTGACATATTCAAGGATTTTGTACTACATTTGTAAAAATTTATGAATGAAGAGGATTATTGGTTTATTGACTTGTGTGTATCTCTTTGTGGTCTGCTTGATGTTGTCTTTCGACGATGGCGGTTCGCCTTCGGTGGTTTTGAGGAAGCATTTTTACGTTAGCGATTTCGACACGACGAGGTTCGTTCCACTTTACACCGAGTATTGGTTGACTAAGGCTCACGAAGTAGGCACTTACGACAGGACGCCGTTCAAGATGGATACTTCACTGCCTAAGAGGCTGCAGAGCAACGGCAGTGAGTACAACGACATTTACGATCGCGGTCACCTCGCACCAGACGACGACTTTAGGTTTGACAGCATCGCACAGGCCGAGTCTATGCTTTACACGAACGCCGCACCGCAGGTGAAGAGTTTTAACCGCGGTTTGTGGAGGATGGTGGAGAACTACACCAGGAAGGTCGCTTTACAGTACGATAGCGTCTTCGTTACGACTGGCTGTATCTACTCTGACAAGAAGCTCGGCAAGTTGAGCATACCGGACTACTACTACAAGATACTCGTCTACAAGGGCCACAAGGAGGAGTTCCTCGCGGCCAACAAGATTTACGCCAAGAACGACATCAGCCTGATAAGGCTCGACCTTACTAAAGATAGCGTCGAAGGGCGTCTCGGTTACAAGCTAATCAACTTCTACAACTAATGAGGTTCATACGTGATATTCTTATACTTATCGCTTTCATCTGGCTGTTTATGTTTATTCTCATAACAGAGGATAAAATGAGCTACAAGGCAGGCGAGATACACTACTGCGTCGAGATGGTGGACGGCAGTAAAATATATTGCTATAATGCCTTCTACTCGAGCCACTACAACTACAACACCGATCAGTACGACAAGGATCAGATTCTCGTGGTCGAGCAGGCAGTAGGTGTGTATCCAGATAACGATATAGTTTCCGCGTATTACAGTCCGAATCAATTTGTAAGGTTCTATAAAGTAAAATGATACGAAAAGGCGCAACAAGGTGGGTTATTTGCTTAGGTAGGTACGCGTTTAAGCTGCCATCCCTTCATAGTTATACCGACTTCCTCGGAGGCCTACGTTCAAACGTATTCGAGTATAAGACTTATGAGTATGCTAAAGAAGGTGCGTTTCCGATCGATAAATTCTGCCAGATCGTATTCAGTCTGCCACTCGGCTTGCTGAACGTCATGAGGAGGGCCGCGGTGATGAAAAACGAAGAGTTTAAGCACTTCAAAGTTGAGAAGTTCTGCAATATGGGCGATTATGTAATTCCGGTCGAGCACAAGAGCGACAGCTTCGGATGGCTAAACGGCCGAATAGTTGCAATTGATTACGGTTCGTAAGCGGCTGTACACCAGGGATTTGTTTGTATATTTGTCTCGTATTCGTAAGATACGAGACATTTTTTATTTAAAGTTTTAAACCGGAAAGAAAGACGAAGTTCACATACATAGAAGGAGTAAAAATTTAGTTATGAACACTAAGAGAGATTTTTTATCATTTGAGGAGGCGAGGGAGTTTGTCCATGGGCTTAAACTAAAGACGCACAACGACTGGATAGATTACGTGGAGTCTGGGAAACGCCCTGCTAACGTGCCGGCTAACCCTTACTTATTCTACAAAGGTCGTGGCTGGGTAAACTGGAACGACTGGATAAACAATAAGAAGACGTTTTTGCCATTCGTTGAAGCGAGGTCGTTCATACACGATGTCAACATAAAGAGCTTCAACGAATGGCGTAGATATTATAAGTCTTGCAAGCGGCCTGACAACATACCGACGGCGCCAAACAAGGTGTACGAGGGTAATGGTTGGGTTAGTTGGAACGACTGGTTCGGCAAAAAGTAAAGGGAGCAAATGCTCCCTTTTTTATTTCGTTATTACTGTTACCGACTTGTTGTAGACCTCCACGATGTCGTTTAGGTCGCTTGCAGAAGGCGTCGCCGTTCCGTCTCCCTCCACCCATTCGCGGTAGTAAGCGAGGCCGAACGACGTGGGATCGGTGACGTTCATGTTTGCGTAGGGGTGCGCGTAGCCGCCTATGTAAAGGCCCCTTCCTGATACCCTGTTTATAAGGTAGTCGAGAGGGTCGGACCAGTTGGCGAAGACGCAGAACCTTCTCGGGTTGCCGGTCATCGTCTCGGGCTCTACGATCGTAGCTATTACGAGATCGTCCCACGGTTCCCCGAGCTTATCGCCGTCCGCCTGAATCCCTTCGTAGTTGTTATTCAAGCCGTCCTTGCCGTCAGCGCTCTCTATGTAGAATATTGTGTACGCGGCTCTCTTTACGTTAAGTGGTTGGTTTAGGCCGAGCATGTACGCCACCGTGTCAGCGTCAGATACGGAAGTTTTCTGGTATTGTATGACGGGTACGTTTGGGTATGCGTTTTTTATTTTAGGGTTGTCGTAGTTTACAGCCGGCGCGACGACAAGGGTAGGCGCGACCGCGACAGGCGTCGTAACTGCGGGAGATTCTACGACAGGTGCGGCAGGGACGCTCGCGGTTGGCGTTACGGGCTCCGTTACGGGCGTTTGTTGTGTTTGGCTTGTGTTTGCCTTATTCGAGCCGAAGAGGCCCAAAATGAAGCTGATAATTGAGTTCCACATTGTTTTATTTATTTATATACTTAGACTGTTCTGTAAACCCAGCTGTGTTTGTACTGATTCGTCATGACCCATATCATCTCCAGGCTCGATGCCGGCGATCCGTTTGATGAGCCGAGTATGTAACCAGTTGGCTGTTGGAAGGTGCCGCTTGGTATCTCGGTGCCGTCTCCGATATAGTAAGGGGAGATGTTGAATGACATGTTCCTGAAGGGGTCCGTGCTTACGCCAGTTATCGGTGCGTTCGTCGTCACGAAAGAATAGATGTTTCCGACGAACGTGTCAAGCGCGCCAGGTATCGTGCTGCCTACTGCAAGCCAATTCCAGCTTTTTAATTTTATGAGGCTGTTGAGCCAAGAAGGAAGCGTAACTGAAAGGTTTGGGGTAGAAGCGGTGCTTAGGGCCGTAAGGTTTGTAAGGGCCGAAAAGTCGCCAAAACCAGTAAGGTGGCCGGTATAAGCCATATTGAGGCTTGTTAGCCAGGTCATGCTGTTTATAACGGCTGGAAATGTCGTGTGTAGGGTCCCGTATATACCGAGGCTGCGCAGGTTAACTAAATCGACAAAGTTGGCGGGCAGGGCGCCTTCGCCATGATCGTCGTCTCCTATGTTGGCCCCCTGTATTATTAGAGTTTGTAATGTGGCGGCGCAATTTACGATGCTTGCCATATTGTTAGTTTCGAAATTTGATGCACCGAACCCCTCAGTGCCAACGCCAAGCGAGATGAGTGGCATGTTAAGCAATTCCAATGGTATGTAGTTGTAATACGGAGACGTCGATGTAAAAGTATTGTTTATATATATACTTGTTAACTGGCTCGACAATGACGCGTTTAAAAGATTCAAATTTACTACAGAAGAGACCTGCTGAAAATTGAAGGTTTTCAAGTTTGAGTAATTAGCGAACTCGAAGTCCAGGTCTCCATGCGAAAGTATCATGAGCGCTACGGTTATGCCTGTTAATAGGTTGTTGTCGAAGTTAAACGAAATTATCCTTGGCGAAGACGTTTCGTCCGCATAGACGTGTACCGCCGTAGCGTACGGTGGCAGGGTTTGGGTGGAATTAATTCCTTTATCACCCATGTAGAAGACGTTATTACCCCCAAACGACGTAGTGTTATACGTAGTCGAGTTGCCGTCTCCAAAGTCAACATACACGCTCGTAGGGGCGCTGAATGTCAAAGATATAGCCCCCACGACGCTTGTGGAAGCAGTTTGCGGGAATCTTAGACCTACCATTCGCAGCACGAATGACCCGTCTATGTATGGTATGAGATTCCCGGCTGAAAAAACGAACGACGTGCAAGGTATCATTAGCTGCCTGTTATTCTGAATGAAGCGTTGTTTGCTACGGCATAGTAAAGGAACGCTGACGCCGGGTCTTTGTACCAGAATCCCTGGTTGAACACCTTAAGACTTGCTGGTGTTATCGCTGCTGTAAAATTGTTTCCAGAGTTGTAAGTCGCCCCAGTTATTGCTGCAACAATGTCAGCGTCCGTTACGAACATGTTGGATAACTGCTGTGTTGCAGTTAGGTTTCCTGACGCGTCGGCTACTACAACCCTCGAGCCTGAGCCTGCGAGGTTGGGGATCTGTATAGCCCCTCCGGTGCCACCTATCCAAGTCGTCCCTCCGCTGCCTATTGCAAGCTGGTTGTTTCCGTTAGGGTCCGCTACGTCTATGTTGTTGCCTATGATTATGTTGCTCTGGCCGCTTATTAGGTTCGCGCCGGCGTTAAAGCCAAGCGCTGTATTTAATGTTGCGCCAGCCCCTATTATGCTCAGCGCGAAAGCTCCGACTCCGGTGTTGTTGTCGCCGGGCAACTGCGGCACGCCTATTGTTGCTGCGCCTATGGCTGAGTATCCCAATGCTGTGTTGTACGAGCCCGCTCCAATGCTGAAGCCGCCGTGGTCGCCTACGGCTGTGTTGTATGATCCAGAATCGTGACCCAGAATCGAACCAAAGCCTACGGCGGTGTTGTACGAGCCGCTGTTTAAAGTGCCAGATTGTACGCCAAGAAATATGTTCCTCGTACCAGCCGACGAGTTGCCTTGTCCGAAAGTTATACTGTTGTTCGCGGTGTAAAGTATGCTCCCGTTTATTTTTAGGTAGCCCGATTGTATATCGATGCCAACGGCTGATACGCCGTTGAACCCGACTGCTGGTACGCTCACAACGATTGATAGCGTTCCGCCGTAAGATCCAACCAACGTTAGCACGTCACCTACTTGATAGCCGTCACCACCGTTTGTAACGAATATGTTGCTTATGGTGTGGTCGCTCGCTATCGAGACGCTGAATGTAGCGCCGGTACCTGTTCCGCCTGTTGCCGTGCAGCCGTTGTGAGAGCCAGTGGTGTAGTCGTTGCTCGTAGTGATTATAGTTACCCCTTCGCTTGTGTTTATTGGCGTTGGCATATTAAACGTCGGGTTAACAACGATACCGGCCAGAGACTCACCTGCACCTACGTTTGTAAGAGTGGGATCTATTTTCAATCCCTGTTTGTTGCCGGCGCTGTTGAAGCTACCGTTTAACTCCATGCCAGCAAAAAGCGGCGATGAGGTTTCCGCTATATCCTGGGGTAAGTATATGATAACGGAACCTGTCGGGGCCGACACGCTCACTTGATTAGTGATACCTGTTAAGCGTGTTACCGCGCTCGTTATGTAACCAGAATCGTTTGTAAATGCGGATACATCGGTTGGTACATTCGGTATAGTAGGCAGCCCGAGAAGGTCTGAGTATTCTCCGCTCGTAGCTACGGTGGCGAGCGATTGTGATACGCTTTTGGCCACGAGTGACTCGTCTGTAACGTCGGCATGGTACCAATACTCTTCCGCGTTTTCGCCTTGTATGAGTACAGTCAAGCCGATGTATCTATAGTTTATGTTGATAGCCGCGTTAGCTTCCGTTGTAGATGCGTAAGGTACAGTTTTACCACCAACTATTTTGCCATATTTGTCGTCGACTGATTTGCCGGCTTTTATGTCAAAATTATCATTTATTTGCTGACTCATTAACGCTTTATATTTTAAATATTAAGAAGTTATTGTCAGCAAATATCTATTTGCGACATAGATATAAGGATAATCGTTGTCGCCGCCCCAGTTCTGATAGTCTACGCCTGTTATGCTCATGTTGCCATAGTATAAGCAATTACTGTTTCCGTTTTGTAGCTCGAAATATATTTGGCATGTGTCTATGAGATTGTCTGATGTTATTGAAACGACGAGCTGTGTTGCTTGGATGGTATTTTGAATACCGATCGGAGGCCCAGGCTGATTAATGTTGACCGCTTGTATGTTTTTCATTTATGTTTATTAAATAATTGATTAGTTTACTATCCACCAGTTTATGATACTTGTGTCAGTTGAACTTGTAGAATTTATAGTGAAAGAGGTTCCTGCAACTATAGTAGAAGAATGGAAACCAGGCGTTCCACCGATCGTACTTATGGTAAGGAATATCAAGCTTGATGCGGTAACAGAAGTCGTTGAAACGGTCACGGTGCCAGCAACCAAAGTGACCTGGCCTATGATTGCGTTTGTGCCGGTTGCTATTTTAACCTTCTGTGCTACCGGAATTGTCAGCCCACCGCCAAGGTATGAGTTACCACTGTTTATGTATAAGCTATAAGGGTTTGTTATTGCCGTAACGTTCGTGCCGGCAGTCGGCGCACCGTCTATATACAAAGAAGCAGCAGTCGTGTAGGTGACGCCGCTTGCAGAAGCAGCAAGCGCCGATGAAAGTATGCTGCTAAGTCCGTATATAGTAGACACAGTACCTGTGGATGTTGTATCTGTTATCACACCTGTCGGTACTGCAATGTTGACACCGCTTATGCCAGCAAAGCCGGTACTTTGTATGCCGCCAGCTGTTATCCTTGTCGTTGTGATACGTGCAGTAGAGGTAAGTGTCCCAACAGTCGTCGTGCCACTTCCTAAGTTGTTTGCGGTTGCACCTGAAACATATATACCGTAGTTACTTGTACCACCAGTACCTGCACCGTTCACGTACAGGCTTGCAGTCAATGTTACTGTGGCACCACCAGAGGTTACAGTACCAAGTGGGTTGACGACAAGATTAGCGAGTACGCTATGTGTGCCTGACGTGAAAGTTGTTATAGGAGAAGAGCCTACAAGTAAGTTAGCATATACACTGTTTGCGTTAAGTACTGCTGTTGTAGTACCATTTATTATTGTTCTAAATCCTGCTACTGTAGAACTTGCGAACTGTGCCGTTGTAGTACCAGTGGCACCTGGAGTAGCTCCACCTGCTGCATAGAAGTTTGATGTTGTACTTACTGCGCTTGTAGCTATACCGCCCAAGAAAGCTGCCTGACCTCCAGCGACATACAAAGCATAAGGGTTTGTTATTGTAGCATTTGCACCGGCTGTCGGAGCACCTAATATCAATACTGTAGCGGCATTAGTGTAAGTTACGCCAGTGTTTGTAGAGTTGAATATAGGTACGCCAAATGAAGATTGAACTGCCCATGTAGCTGTCCCAGATACAGCGGTTGAATTGTCTGTGTAAGTGTTTCCACTGACTGCGAGATGGACTCCAGTAGTTGTTGTATTGGCACCAGTCGGCCCAGCAGAAATAGATAACCTCGCGTTGCCTTGAATTGCGCCGTTGCCTATCAACGTATTGCCACCAAGCTGAGTATTACCAGCATTAACATAGAACGCCCAAGCTGTACCTGACAGGGTTACGTTCGACCCTATAGTAGGTGCGCCACTTATATAGACTGTTGACACTGCTCCAGAGTATATAACTCCAGTGTTAGCAGCCGCTAAGGTAGGGACCTGAAACGAGTTAAACGTAGTATTAGTACTCACAGTACCACTTGCGGCTGTGCTGTTATCTGTTATAGCTGAACCTGACACGTTAAGTATAGAACCTGTAGTTCCCCAAGCAGCAGTATTGTAAGAACTCACTCCAAGAGTAAGCTTACCACCGATAGAAGACTGTGCTGTGCCGTTTACATAGATAGCATACTTGTTAGTACCAGCGGTCATAGTGTTGTAGTAGCCATACACGTTACCAGTCGCACCAACGACATCCCCTTGTAAAAGTCCTACATATCCTCCGAGCGCAGAGTTAGTAACAGTAATTGCTGGGTTATAGAAACCGTACATAGTAGTGAGTGTACCAGTAGACAGACTGTTGACACCTGAACCATATCCTATCCAAGTGTTCACTGTAGTAGAGCTAGCAGCAGGGACATAGTTAGTAAGGAAAGTGGTATAGTTATAAGTACCACTACCTGTAGTAGGTTGATGACGTATAGTTATGTCACATCCATATAACAGGTCTCCTACTGTACCGTTGTTACTTATATCAATGTGTTGTAGGCTTGTACCACCTGTAGGGATACTCGAGTTATTTACTGTAAAGGACTTTTGGTTACGGTAGAAGAAAGTACCACCTGCAGTACCACTCAGGTTTATGGTAGCATTTTCGTATGTGTCTGTCGTCGAACCTGTGCCAGTTATGTTTCTCGTATAATTTGAGAATATCTGGCCTCCAGCATACAATGCAACAGGGTTTCCTGTGAACGTAACATTTGTACCTGCGGTTGGTGGACCAGCTATATAGACATTTGCAACGTTGCCTGAATAAGTGACACTCGTATTTGTGGCAGCAAGTGTTGGTGTCTGGAAAGAGTTGAAAGCGGTTGTTGCAGAAACTGTTCCTGATGCAGCGGTGCTATTATCGGTTATCGTAGATGTTGCTGAATTAAAAATAGCACCAAGCGTACCCCAAGTTGTTTGTGAAAGGTTACTATATCCCACAGATAAAATAGAACTACCTATGCTTGGATTGGTTCCTACACCAAGTCTACCACCAAGAAAGCTTGTACCAGATGAGAATAGTGCATAGTTAGAAGTACCACCAGAACCAGAACCGTTGACATATAACGTAGCCGTAGTTGTTACTGTTGCGCCGCCAGACGTTACTGTGCCTATCGGGTTGACGACCATGTTCGCAAGGACCGAGTGTGTTCCTGAGGTGAAAGTCGTTATAGGCGAGGAACCGACAATAACATTTGAATATGAATTGCCACTTGCAAGCGTAGTAGAAGTAGAGCCGTTAAAAACTGTTCTAAAAGAAACACTTAAAGATCCTCCAAAAGTTAAGCCTGTAGTGCTTTGAGAAAGTATCGCACCAGTGCCACCCTCTACAAACAAGTTAGATGTAAGCTTGGATCCAGTATGGATGCCGCCAATTGCGTTGACGTAACCGCCGAAATAAGCGTCTCCGGAGTTTATGTAAGAGGCATACAAGTTTCCCGTCGAAGTAATGTTTGTGCCTACTGTCGGTGCACCTGCTACATACCAAGTAGCTATATCGCCTGAGTAAGTTACGCTCGTGTTTGTGGCAGCAAGCGTCGGTGTTTGAATAGTGTTAAATGCGGTAGTGCCAGACACTGTTCCAGATGCGGCAGTTGAGTTGTCAGTAAAAGTTGAAGCGCCTACATTGAACTTTACACCTGTTGTACCCCAAGCAGCTAAGGTCATATTACCACTTAATACTGTTGCACCTCCAACAGTTAATCCAAGTCCTATGGTAGTACTACCTCCAAGATAGTTGTTACCAGAAGGCGAGAATATCGAATAGTTACTTGAACCACCAGAACCGGCACCGTTGACATATAACGTAGCCGTAGTTGTTACCGTTGCGCCACTAGATGTTACTGTGCCGAGAGGGTTGACAACAAGATTAGCGAGGACCGAGTGTGTGCCAGAAGCTGCCGTTGTTATAGGTGATGAACCGACTATCACGTTCGAGTAGGATGAACCAACGCTTATAGCACCACCAGATGCGTTGTCACCGTTGAATATTCCACGGAAGTTCACTGTTGTCGCACCACCAAACAGTAGTTTACTGTCTGTGGCTGATACACTCGTACGTCCACCACTAGCTAAAAAGTTTGCATTACCTGAAGAGTTTGTTGAACCAAATACTATAGTAGAAAACACTACACTCGTACCGCTAGCAAAAAGTGTGTTACCACCAGCGACATACAAACTGTACGGATTCGTAATCGCCACGTTCGTTCCAGTCGTTGGAGCACCGGCGATATAGAATGTTGCAGCGTTGGTATACGTGATTGCAGTATTTGAAGCTGCAAGCGTTGAAGCACCTATCCCACTTACGGCATAGTTTGCAACAGTACCTGAAGCTGCTGTAAAAGTATCAGTAATAGTCCCCGCTGAAACCGACAAAAGATTTCCTGCAGTACCGATAATACCTGTAGAGTATGAATTTCCTGGTAAGTTTATTCTATTTACTGTAAGTGTTGTACTCGAATTACCAAAATAAACATTACTTGCACCAACATACAACGCATAAGCTGTACCTGACAGGGTTACGTTCGACCCTATAGTAGGTGCGCCACCTATATAGACTGTTGACACTGCTCCAGAGTATATAACTCCAGTGTTAGTAGCTGCCAGCGTCGGTATTCCAAACGAGTTGAAAGCAGTTGTCGCAGACACAGTACCACTTGCTGCGGTTGAGTTGTCTGTTATGGTTGATGCAACAACGTTAAAGATTGAACCTGTAGTTCCCCACGGTGCTATACCGCCAGTGCCACCTACCGTAAGCCATGAGTTACCTATAGAAGTTGACTGAATACCTACTCTTCCTCCGAAATAAGTATTTCCACTTGGACTATAATATGCGTAGTTACTTGAACCACCACTACCTGCTCCATTGACGTATAAAGATGCAGTTGTTGTAACTGTCGCACCACCACTTGTTACACTGTTTAAAGGGTTTATTGCTACATTCGCAAGCATCGCATGAGTGCCTGTAGCTGCTGTGGTAACTGAAGAGTAACCAAATATGTTCTGTGCATAGTTATCGTTTGCAGTGAGTGTGTATTGTGCTGTAGTTGCTGTATAAGCGTTTCTAAATCCTACGAATCCTGATGCAGGGCTGGCAAAAGACAAGTTCGTAGGGTTATATCTTACACCTGTACTTACACCTGCTACTATAAGGTTTCCACTACTTGGTGCAGTATTTGCGCTTCCCACGAGCAGGCCACCACCGAGATATGTGTTGCCAGTGTTTACTATCAAAGCGTAAGGGTTTGTTATAGTAACATTCGTTCCGGCAGCAGGAGCTGCGTTTATGTATACAGTACTTGCAGTGGTATAAGTCACACCAGTGTTAGTCGCGATTATAGTTGGTGTGCCAAAAGTGTTCATCATTGCACTGGAGACAGTCGCAGAGGCAGCAGTCGAAGTATCCGTGTAGTTAGAACCAATCACTTGTAAACCTGGACCGTTGATGCCCCAAGCAGAGGTGTTCCCGCCTGCGCCTACTGTAAGGCCGTGAGTTACGTATGCACCACTACCAGCTATATACAAAGCGTACTGGCTTCCGGTAAACGTTACGTTGGTTCCAGCGATAGGTGCGCCAGTCAAATACAAAGAAGCAACTGTACCTGAGTATGTGACGTTTGTGTTAGTAGCTGCAATAACTGGAGTGGCTATAGTATATATGCCAGTTGTTGCAGATACCGTTCCTGATGCGGCGGTAGAACTGTCTGTAAAGGTGGCGTTTTGAAAAGCAAATCCTGGTCCGTTCGTGCCCCACTGTGGTATTGTCAAACCACTACCTACAGAGAACCTTGAAACTGTAGAAAGCGAAGAGCCTACCGATAGGTTATTTACTATTCCAACGTTTCCGCTGGCAGCATAGAGTGCATATAAAGTACCTGTTGCAGTTACGTTTGTGCCCGCTATCGGTGCGCTTGCGATATAAACATTTGCTAAAATGCCGCTGTAAGTGACACCCGTATTCGTTGCAGCAAGTGTCGGTGTTGCAAAAGAGTTGAAAACTGTTGTTGTAGATACTGTACCGCTTGCAGCAGTTATATTGTCTGTATAAGTAGCAGATTGGAATCTTGACTGTATGCCATTGGCACCCCACAAAGTAGATGAAGCAAAGTTACCTGCTACTGCTAATTTTGCACCACCTGTTGTAGTGCCTATCGCAAGTGTTAAGCCTGTCTGTAGGTTGGCAGAAGCTACTACGTTTCCTTGAAACTGGCTTGTTCCTGCCGCTACATACATAGCATAAAGGTTAGGTATAGTAACGTTTGAACCAGCTATCGGTGTGCCTGCTATGTATACGTTTGTAACCACACCATTGTAAGTCACAGCAGTATTTGTTGTGGCAAGTGTCGGTGTTGCAAAAGAACTAAACGCAGTAGTTGTTGATACTGTACCGCTTGCTGCTGTAGAGGTATCTGTGTAAATAGCAGTATTAACAGCGAACCCTACACCAGTAGCGCCCCAAGCTGCTTTACTAACGTTACCTCCTAAAGTCAGACCACCGTTGATACTCGCGCCTCCTGTTAAGATACTTAAAGCATACTGATTACCCGTAAAAGTAACATTTGTTCCGGCAGTCGGTGCAGAGCTTATGACCACAGTACCCAAGTTACCGCTATAAGTCGCTGCATTTGTTGCCGACACTGTACCGCCGTTTAAGTAGATACCTGTAGCAAAAATATTAGCACTTGTTCCCAAAGTAGATGTGTCTACCACACTTTGGTTTACGTAGATAGGAGAAGTCTGGGAATCCAAGCTTGTAGGAGAGTTGAACGTACCTATCGATGTTAACTGACTGTTGTTTACGAACACAGTGTTGTCAAAAGTGTGTACCCCTGTCCACGTCGGTGCAATTGTTTGGTCTAAAGCTGGAGCAGAATCACTGGTCATGAAAGTGGTAGCTGTTCCGTTCACAGCAGTCAGCCCTACAGAAGCAGATGGGTTTGCAGATATTGGCAGCGCGGCCGAAGTTATAAAACCAGAGGGGTTACCAATAAGAGGGTACGCGTCTGTTATACCGTAACCGGCCAAAGTAGTGGCTGCAAGAGCCAGTGTTCCGTTAGCATCTGGTAGCGTGTAGACACGGCTTGCTGTTAGTCCTGATCCTGAGAACGTTTTCGAGAAACCGGAAGCACCCATCCAAGTAAGACCAGTAGATAAGTGGTATAAGTTGTCACCACCTATAGGCGTTGTAGGGGCTACTGTCTGTGTAGGTAAAAATATATAGCCACTACCCGTTGTGCCGGTCACTATGTAATTTTGTGCAGATATGGCGGTTGTAGTGGCGTTTCCATTGTTGGATATAGTCTGTAGAGTCGCACTGCCATTCATAGGGGTGAATCCCAAAGCTCCCGTTACGTCGCCTGAAGATAGTGTTACCGCCCCTGCCCTTGTATTAAAAGAGCTAACGCCAGTGACAAGGCCGCCAATGTTTCCGTCTAACTTTTGAATGGCCGAGATTATGGAGTCTGTAGATGAAACTATGCCTGCGCCAGCGGCATAAGCGGTCAGGGTGGCACCGATAGCCCTACTGTTAAGGAAATATAAGTTTCCGTTTTCTGTTACAAGAGAAGTGTCGTAGTCGCCGTCAGTCGCTGCGACGTTGCCGGTCCTCCCTAAAACACTTGTGACCGGTACCGGTACTGCTGATACTGTGCCGTCAGCACTGGTTTGAAGAAATGATGTCGAGCTACTGTTCGCAAGCTGTGGTAGTTTTAATGCTGAAGACCAGTCTATAGATATTAGCGCCCCTATTTTTAATTGCCTGTTCGCGAAGTCTGCCGCGGCTGATGCGCTAACGTCATTTATGACGACGCCGCCCTTTATAGTAGGTGTCGTCACAGTTCCGGCGAGATCTCCAGACGAGAAAGTTTTCTGTGTAGCCCATCCGCCGAGGGTGAAAGGCGTTACAAAGTTGGTGTTGTTGGCTTCCGCGTTCGTGTCCGATTGTGTCGCCTGGTACGCGAACTCGCCCATGTATATCCATTGGGTGCCGTCGCTGTAATAAATGCCTACCGGGTAGTACGTACCACCGAGCGACCCTGGGAGCCATTTTGTGCCTTGCGAATTTAGAACGAAGTATGTTTGATTAGCTACAGTTGTCGGGTCTGGCAGCGCGCTATAGTTAGTGACGTGGTGAGGTATTATCATGTCAGGCAACTGATTAGACGGCACTATTCCATCCACCAGATCGGCCTTGGCCGTCAGCAAGGTGTCCACTTGTGTTTTCTCGTAGTAGTTTACCTTCTCCGCCTCCCAGACTGGATCCTCTTCAACAGTCACCGTCCCAGGCGCGGAAAGAATTTTAGGGATCAGGCCACCGTCGCTTATGTCGTCCTTGTACCAGTACTCGGTGAGTATGTTTGATGTGTCTATTATGTATACGCTCATGCCGGGATACCTCGACTGCATAACTATGTCAGCATTAGCCTCATCGACCGAAGTGTAGTAATCAGGCTTGTATGGGCCCGGGATGTACGTATTTTGATAGAACATCTATTTTTATTTTTAAATACCTTTTGTACAAATAAAAAAGGACACCATTTGGTGTCCTCCAGAATATAGTCTCGATCGAAAATTAATAGTTCAAAATCGCTGAATCGTAGGAAACATTAAGGGATACCTCAGCAATGTCGCCGTCGTTGTTCATGTCAAGCTCACCGCCGTCGAGCTCCGTGATAAACGCGCCGTTTAGCGTCCAGCTCTGAACAGGGTTTCCGCAGTCGTCTTCCATGAGAAGCGTAAGCGTCTTCTTGTAGATCGATGGGTAGCCGCCGCAGCCGGTTGCCGGGTCGTAGTGCTCTCTCTGCCACTGCCATAGCTTCTGCATAACAGATGGCCCGACGACGTCGCGGAAGACGATTGTCATAGGTTCGAACTTGCTTGAGCCCGCGTACTTCGTGTACCCGAGCTTGTATTTTACTTCCTTCAACGAGTTGGTCACCTTAGGCCTCGCAGCTTTCACCTGGAACCTTTCTGATATACCCATCTCAGGAGGAAATATGATGGACCACATGTCCTTACGGAGCATTGGAAATTCATTTGGAATCCCGCTAAAGAGAGATGTTGGCATTTTTTAAGTTTTAATTTTTTTGGATGATTAATAATCCATTTAATTTTTAAATATTGTATATTGTTTTGTTTTTAATATACAAAATTGAATTACACGTTGTGGTTCCTCTTGCCCTCTACTTTTCTCTCATCTTTCGTGTTTTCTTCTATATTTTTTTGTCCATTCATCCATGGCGTTCTTTCTTTTAGAGACGGTCCTTTTGGTAGAGATGCGACATACTGTTTGAATTTTGTTTGATCTACCCACGTTGAATCGTGTTCAAAATTGTTTCCCTTTACATCTTTGTGCAACAAGGCGTTCCCAGTATCACTTGTTGGATCCATTTCAACAACGTCGATTTTACCATTTAATTTTGTCATCGAGAAGTGTTGGCCATCATTGTAATTTGACGAATCGTCTAAGTTAGTAATGTGGCCATTGTGGTAACCAGCTATTGCTATTTTCAAATAATTATCAAGTGTTGGATATTCATCAGACTGGTGTAAATCAACGTCTTCCATAATTGGAGCGGCTGTTTGTTTTGGAAGTTTAGAGACGTACCTCTTGAACTCATCGATCGACATGATGTCGTGGTCCTTGCCGCCTATTGCTCCTTCGATGTCGTAAAACACAGCGATCGCTCCGTTGCCACGGTCAAGCTCAACCATGTCATACGTGCCGTCGTTCTTTTCGATGGTGAAGTAAGGGTCTTCGCCTTTGTATGCGGTGCCGTCCATTATGTTCTTTACGTGCCCGTTTCTCTGGCCAGCCTTTGCAACAGCGAGATAGTTTGTCAGCCCGGAGTTGGAAATGTTCGGGTTCTTGATGGAGCCCTCAGATAAAGCTGCGGGAGCTGAATCTGCTTCTGGTGCGCCTTCACTCTCGTCGCAGTCGTGAGACGATATGTTGACCTGTTTCGCGCCGCAGTCTCCACAATCGCCCATTCTGACGCCGTTTATGAAGCCTATGCCTGAGTAGTTATGGCGTTTCTTTTTTTTTGATTCGCCCATCATAACCTTTTCCCAGTTGATTGGTTCCTTGCCCATTTCCGCGCGCTTTGCATCCACCCTTGCCCTTTCGTCAGGTGTGAGTAATTTCAGGCTGCGCTTGTTTCCTATCTGGTCGTTAGTCTTATTCACCTCGGCCTTGTTCTGGTTGTTAACGAAAGCTTGTAAGGCAAGGTTGCTCAGTTGCGCCGCGCTCATGCCTTTGACCTTTTCGATGAACTCGGTTCCTTTTGGCCAACCGTCGCCGGCTTCGAGGTCGCCGTTCAGGTAGGCCTTCATCTTCTGCCCGTTCAAGGCGAAAGTGCTTCCCTTTATGCCGGCCTCTCTTGCGATCTGTCCGCGTCCGAGAGAGTTGTAAGGCTTGGGTAACGAGCTCCTGCCGAATTTGTTTATGATGTATAGAACAGCGTATTGGCTCTCGCTAAGGTCGTCGAATCCTTTTTTTATAAGGGCTTGTTTAGCGCCGAGCCTCCTTGCTGAAAGCACAGGCTCATCTTCTTTGATCAGGATCACTTTTTTGCCCGTTGTTTTTTCCAGCAGGATTATATTGTTTTGCATTTATTTTTTAGTTTTAAATATTGATTAATACCAGTTTCCGTCAGCAACATTGTACACTATCTTGTAATGGACACCGGTAACAAAAGTTGTAGGGCAATTTACGCATAAGTTGCCTCCGCTCCCCCCGGCAACGTAATAGGACACTCCGCTAATAGTATTCTCTGCAACAAATTCAACAACGTCATTATCCTTTGCGTAAGAGCCTGTAAATAATTGCATTGTCATGCTTGATAAAGAAGATGCAGGGTTAAGTATAGTAAATGTGTTCGGGTAACAAACGGCAGTACTTGCCGCTGCTGGTGTAAGTATGCTCTTAGCTAAAACATTAGAAGTGTTATTGCTTCCATTGTACCAATAAGGAGTATGCTTTGTGTTATCATAAAAAAACGTGCCTTCGGAAGTGCCGCCAACCGTGTTGCCGCCAATTTTTATGCCGCCCATAACCTCTAATGTTGCGCCAGCGGAAAACGCGGTACTATTTGCCGGGTTTAACCCTATCCTCATCTGCCCCGTATTGAAAGAGCCGTAAACTAAATCATTAGGGTTTGAAGAGCCGTCAAGGCCGCCGCCAATTATTAGGCTACTGTTTACGGTTGAAGTTTGAAACCCAGCCTTGTTTCCTAAGAATATATTATGACTACCGTTTGAGGTTATACTTGTACCGGAGTAGTTCCCTAAAAACAAATTATCAGTTGCGGTATATGTTGGGGGATATAGTGCATTTTGCCCAGCGTGGTCCCCTAAAAAAATACTATATGTAGAACCTTCATTTTGCCACCCCGCAAAATTGCCTATGTATATATTTGAGTTGCCGGTATTTTCGCTTTTACCGGCACCGGTACCCCATGCATAATTATGCAGTCCCGAAGATATGCCGCTTAATGCACCAGGTCCCCACGCATAATTATCTGTTGCTCCTTGTGTACTTGTGTCGTTTCCACTGCCGCCTATAAACTGGTTCGCGCCAAAATTATCAAGCTTTAAAACCGTTGGCGGCACGTTCATCCTTACCATTGAACGAAAGTCAGATGTGGTAGGTATTTTTCTTGACTGTATTACCGTGTTGTAAACAATATCATGCTCACTCTGTATGGGGTGTATTTGGTCACTCCAGTTGCCTGTGACACCAAGCTGCTGCGTAGGCGTGTATGTGTCAATGTAGGAGGTTGGGTAATTTGTAGAAATCCAGTTTGACAAAGTGGATAGTGATATTCCGTAATTTTCCCAAATTTGGTTCATATTCACCACGGTAATGCCAGCAGCAGTGAGCGTACTTACAATGGTGCCATAATCTGTATACAAGTTTGAATAAGAATATGCAACGTCATTCCTACCTATACACAGCAATACGTATTTTGGTGCCAAAGAAATAATTTCGGGAAGCCTGTTTACCACGTCTCTTACCCCTTCGCTGCCGCCTATGGCCACTACGGAGGGGTAAAAGAAGTTTGCTAACTTTTGCGGCCACCTGCTGTTAAAACCATTGGCTACGTATGTACCCTTGCTGTCGCATGTAACATACATATTTGCCCCGATCAGTTCGTTGCTTGATATGCCCATGCTGTCTACCGTAAAAGCTCCTGTATTGGCAACAAAGCCAAAACGCCCAGTGTTAGGTGTTCCTTGGTTAGTTCCGTTTGTGTTATAAGCGAATGCGCATTTAACCCAACCTGCTGCCGTTGTGGCATCAAGCGCGTAACAATATATGCTGTCAATATCCCGTTCCAAATCAATAACAATCTTGTCGTTTGTGCTAATAGTCAGATGTCCTGCACTTGTTGCCTGCACGCTTGGTGTATATGTGCCGCCGGACAGGTCTGTTGAGGTCAAGGTAAGGTAACCCGTTGAGGCATCCACTTGCGCATACAATGAAAACCCTTCATACACGTTCGTGCTGTGTATGCCAATCCCAATTTTTGCGCTTGTGTTGGTTGCTATTATTCTTGCAAAGAAATTCCATTTTTCCAGCATGGAATAATAATTATAATCCGCGCTTGGCAAATTGCCACTGCTGTACGTAACAACCAATTTGCCGCCGCTTATAGTTGGCGTGGCACCGTTGGCAGTCCAATTTGTAGTATTAACCCAAGTGTTGGTAGCGAATATAGTACCCAAGCCATGCGCTGCCGCACTGCCGCCACCGCTTGCCGCTGCCCAACTGGTGGCCGTACCGTTAGTGGTTAAAAACTTTCCACTGTTGCCAGTTTGGCTTGGCACGGCGGTATTTACCGCATTGGTTACATCGCTTTTTACCGCCAAGGTATCACCGGGCTTGCTTGGCCAATACATTGTAGTGGCTGTGCTTAAAGGGGTTGGGTTGGGGTAAACAAAAAAGTTATTTGCGCCTGCTATCTGCCCAAACACCCCTGTTGTAACAAGTCCGTTGGCTGTTATGCTGTTTGTTGTTGTGCCGCTAACACCTGTTATTGCCTGCAATGTGGCATCCGTTATACCGTACCCGCTTAAGGTAGTTGGTGTGCCTGTAATTTTGCTCCAAGAAAATGTAGTAATCCAACTTGGGTTTGTATAGCTACCCGACAATTGCGGGTAACGGGCATCGTTATTTGATTGTGTTGTATAACCGCTTGGGTTTGTTGAATTGTAAGGCGTATAACCCAAAGCAGTGGTTACATTGCTGCTGGTAATACCTGTAAGGAAATTAGACGGGTTACCGCTCAACGGGTAAGCATCTGTAATACCATAACCCGAAAGTGTCGTTGGCTTGCCTGTTATCGCGCTCCACGCAGTAGAGCCACCAGACATGTGGTTATGTATGTAATTGTATATAGCGTAAGACGTAGGCACGGTCGTATGATCATTACCAGCGAGCGAGGAATCGTCCAGCACGCCGCTCAAGCTGAAACCGTTTATGATCAGTGTTTGCTTCGCGTTCACAATATTACCTTGTACGACGTTCTGTGCACCAACTTTTATTATAGAGAATGCAATTAATAATGACAGTAATAATTTTTTCATTAATTTATTTTTTTAAATACAAGTATCTTCCTATAGCCGAATTTGTATTGTTCTTTTTGATATAGTTTCTAACTCTTACCAGTTGGCCTACAGAGTTAACGCCGTATATTATCCCATTGTGTTCGTAACCTATGCTTATATCTTGGAAAGTTGCCTGATAAGGGTAGAATGATCTCGGGATACCTGAGCCGAGAAGTCTGCCATCGGAAAGTATGTAATAGCCAGATTGATTTTGGTATGACACGGTGTCAATTATTTTTCTCGTCAATAGATTCATCTTATATTCCTTAGTCGAGTTGATTCCATATAGGTTATCGCCAACGACGAATATGTTGCCATAGTCTGTAAAGCCAGGTATGTTTATGCTGTCTTCTATCGTGTTGTTTTGGGCATTATAGAAAAATATAAAAGGTTTCTCAACCGTGGTGTCGGCGGACCCTGATGTCATCAGTGTCCACTTTTTATATGAGGCGAGGCCTCCGTCATACAACAAGTTTGGCCTAATAGTATAATCTATGCCGAGAGCGAGGTTTTGATTTACGTTATAACAGCCGAGACCGATTGTGTTAGCTATCCTTATCACTTCTCCGGTGGCGACTATAATGGTGTCGCTGTAATCATAATTCAAGGTGTACGTGTGGTGGAAACCAGCCGGCGGAGTACTCGACGTCTTGAAGTAAGTTATTAGGCTCGGGTTGCTCGATGTGGTTAACGGGACGACCTGTGCTTGAATTAGTTTGTCCGTCGTCCATGGCTGTGTGAAATCGTAATACATGACGGCGCCAGACGGGTAGCCTCCGAGGTACACGCCTTTGTGTCCTGGTCTGTTGTCTATTAACGCGGAGTACAAATTGGTAGGTGTGTTACCGAGAGGGTGTACAACGCCGGTGTATATATTGTAGCTGTATTCCGGGCCGTATTGTATGTTCGCTTTATAATATATGGTCGTGTCGTCAATTGTGAATATCGGGCCGCTGATGGTCAGCAGTAAACTATCTGCAGGTACAACTACACTATCTATCGTTGCCGATCCGGTGCCGAAACCGTGGGTCATAAAGACATAGTTCGTTATAGGGTCATATATTGATGTGTTATAATAATATCCGGCGACCGGTGTGTTGTATATTTCATAATAGTTTATTTGATCGCCTGCGGTTGGATCCCCTACCGTCCATGGTGGTTGCGTTGTGTGCATTGCGCCTCCATACAAATAGTAAAAACCGGCTGGAAGTCCACCGCCGGCATAGTCTTGTTGTACCATACAATACCCCTTTTCTGTCGTTAGGTTGTAACGAGTTGATACAGGATTACTTGACAGCTCGAAATGCACGCCATCAGATTTCCTTGTCGCATATAGAAAAATGCTATCGGTCTGTCCGACTTGAGAATAAACCCAATCGGTATCTCCTGTTACCGATAGGATGTAGTTTTCGAGATAGTTTATTGTCGAATAAGTTGTAAATGTTTTTGTAACCGGATCGTAAAAGCCAGGCTTGCTATCTCCTTCCTCGCCCATATATATTTTGCCATCCCTGCCTAATGCCATTGAGTATACAGTAGTGCCTGAAAATGGTGCGCCAAGGTCATGAAGGCCTATGGTATCTGGGTCCTTCAAGTCAAGTCTGTAAACGTGTCCAGCGCCTGGCCCGTAAATTGCCGATATATAGACGGTGCCAGTTGAATCGTAAGTAGAGGCCCAAAGCTGTCCAGCGTAATACTGTGAGCTGTCTATCCTCTTGGTTACGACTTGTTGTGTTAGAATATCTATCCTTACTACCTCAATCGGCTTTGAAGGTTCTGGATAATTGACATTAAAACCAACAACGTACGGGTCCCCATTGGTCATCACACCTTGTATGTTAGAAGATATTGTGAACTGTTTAGTTGAGCCTACTGCGGCCGGAAATGTGTCTATTATTGCTTGGCTGTTAGCTTTAAAAAACACCATAGCTATGACTAAAAATGAAATTATTTTTTTCATAAATTAATTATTAATAGTAAGAAGATGTACCCGCATCCCAGGTAAGCGTTATTTCTTGTCCTTGCGAAGCGGTTGTTAGGGCGCCTTTAACGGTTGCGCCAGAAAAGCTCAAGCTTGCTATGCTTTGTGTAAACTTGAATTTAACTTCGTCACCATCCAATGGTGACAGTGGAAGGTTTATGGTTAAGGTGGCGAGCGCTCCTGTAGGGCTTATTAAGTTAAGATACCTGTTTAAAGCCGTTATGGTACTGCCTGTTGTTGGAGTGAATATTGTTTTGTTTATTATGCCACCCATGATAGTCTGGCTGCTATCATCGATCCAATGAGCATATACAATAGCGGCCGCGGCCGTGTCATTGGTGGTTACTTCCAACATTATCTCCCTGCCTGGTGCAACGGCCGTAGGTTTACGCCCGTCCCATCTCCATGTGGTAGGAAAATTAACTTGGGTGGCGGTCGGAACGCTTGCCGGAGCATAAGTATTAGTTAATACAAATTTTATTTTATTCCCCTGTAATAAAGTTGTGTTTCCACCTCTGTTAAAATAAATATAAGTCGTTGCTTGAGATAGATTTCCATAGAATGTGCTACCCTCGAGCGGAGATATTGTAAGCGTATCAGAAATATTTATATTGTCTACAGAACTGGTCATTACGCTTCCTACCTGGTTGTAGCTCTCAATTGAATATCTCGCAAAAATATTCCTTAAATCGTATAAGCCGTTTAGACGGCTATATGCGTATTGTAACAAGTACATCCTTCTTGATGAAGCGCTGTCAACATAATCTACCGTATTAAACCATGTGCCATATCCGCCAGCACCAAATCCGGCTGTTGCATGACCAGAAGTAGTAAGGAAAAGATCTCCCAAATTGGTTTGAGCGGTTTGGCCTAATTGCGGGAAGGACACGCCTTTAGTTTTCGATAGAAACGAACCCATATAAGCAGTCGTTGAGCTTGGCACGAATGCGAAACCAAAATCACCAGAAGTGAATGCGAAACCTGATTGATTAATCAAATCATTTTTATTCCCAGCCGACCCAGGAGTGTTAAATAATATAGTTCCGTTGGCTTGTAGATTTACACTTGGTGTTGATGCACCTTCTGACCATGAAAATATTTGAGTTCCATAGTGGTTAGTAAAATTCTCTTGACTTGAAGAGATACCAAGTCCATTATTGCCATTTTGAAAATAAGTTGTTCCATTTGGGAAAATACTAAACCCACTATTATTAAATGATATATAAGGTGTACTGCCACCGTGTGTTTTAAAGAGTTCTACACCTGTAGAACTATAGTTACCCATTTCTACAGTACCGTTAGCAGCATCATCGCCAATAAAAAAACTGCTTTGATTTATCAAACTCGTCACATTGAGGACGTTTTTTATTGCGGTGCCTGGAACTACCGCGTTAATGAACGAGGTGCCGCTAATGAATGAGGTTTGAGCATCGAAGTATAAATCGTTCTTTAAATGTGTATCGCCGTAAACGTCTGTTTCTGTACTGTCCCTAACATACACACCGTGGAAAACACCTGAATAATCAAGCCATCCAAGTCTTGATTTTATTTGACCGAAGTAGTCAGCTGTTTGTCCCTTGCCAAGGATATAGTTTCCGCCGAGCGTAAAAACGCTATCTCCAGCATTAAGCGTAGCTATGTGTGTAGCCCCAAGTGCGGCTATAGAGTTTGCGGAAATGTTTACTGTGTCATCATTGAAGACGACGAAATTGTAGTTTAAACCATTTGATAAGCCGTTGTGGACGAATCCACCAATGTTTGCAAAACCATTTGCCACGAGCGAATCGCCAGGCGTCACCAACGAAACTATATTACCGCTCTTAGTGAAGTAGTTTGTTCCACCCCCGCCACCAGAGATTGTCCAACTCCTGTTTGTACTTAAGTCATAGGTGATTCCGTTTATTGTTATCGTCGTTGTAGTAGGCACATAAGAAGACAACGCGGATGAAGTTATATATCCAGAAGGGTTTGTAGCATTATATGGCGTAAATCCCAATGCGGTTGTTACGTTGCTGCTTGTTATTGAAGTAAGGAAATTAGATGGGTTTCCGCTCAACGGGTAAGCATCAGTGATTCCGTAGCCAACTATATTGTTAGGCTTGCCAGTTATAGAACTCCAATCCACACTACCGCCACCAGACATGTGGTTATGTATGTAATTATAGATCGCATACGTTGTAGGCACGGTCGTATGGCTGTTACCAGCGAGTGAAGAATCGTCCAATACACCGTTCAAGCTGAAACTGTTTAAGATCAATGTCTGCTTTGCGTTCACAATATTGGCTTGCACGACGTTCTGTGCACCGACCTTTATTATAGAGAATGCAATTAATAATGACAGTAATAATTTTTTCATAATTTATCTTTTAAATATTTTAACGAGACTTGTATTTGGGGTTACACCATTTATATATATGGTGGCGCTGTTAGCAAAGTATACATCACCAGCGAGTATTAACTGGCCTCCAGTCATTTGGACAGGGTCGTAAATGTCCGAGCCGCCATTGGTGGTGCCTACGCTTACAATTGGATTATTGGAGTCTACTACCAATACTTTTTCAAGCATCTCCCCGTCGTCTATGGTCTGTGTACTTACGTTAAAAGGCAAAGTTACATCCCTATCTGCTATACCCAATGAGTCCCCATCGAAGTTGGTTGGGTTGGCCGAGCCGGTGCTATCAAAGCCCTGGAATGTGCCGATTTGTACTAATATTTCTTTTACGTTGTATGGGAGGTTTGTATAATTTGTTATGTATGGCAGTGGCTGTGATCCACCGATCGAATATATGGCGGGGTATAAACCGTCGTTATTCCAGGTGCCGCTGTGGTAGTAAAAATAGCCGCCGTATATCGTAATACTATCGCTGTTTGGGGAACCATCAAGTCCGTTTATCTGGCCGTAGGCTATTTGGCCTTCAGTGCCGGTGGAGTTGGTGGAAGGGTCGAGTGTTACTATGTCGCCCACTAATGTGGCCTCGAATACGTAGTTAGGCATAGATGTGTTTGTTATGCCTGCTGCTTCACCTATTTTTGCGGACGTCCAGCTAACCGGCACTGGAATTTGTGTCGTCTGCGTAAGCGAGATGAGAGCATTCGTGTTTGGATCTTTGTAACAC